ACTAAGATTAGTTACTGTAATATGAAAAGAATAATTTTAACAGAAAGTCAATATAAACGTTTAGTTAAAAAAAGATTAAACGAACAAGAAGTAGTATTTAATGATCCGAAAGATGAATTTGATATTACAAACAAAATGATGCAATTATTAATACATTTAAAATTTTATATAGATAGTATTGCAAATAAATCTTTATATATTGATAAGGTTGAAAATGGTATAATTTATATAGATTCAACGAAATATACTAAGGAAGAAAAAGATTTAATAAATGGTGAGATTGATAGATGGGTTAGTTTTACAAATATTTCTAATGATAAAAGAACTAAAGATTTAACCTATGATTTTGGTACGGATACCGACTGGGAAGATTTACACCCAAATCAAGATATTGCAGTTGTAGATAAGAATAACAATAGTGCTACTGATGATGTTGATTTAGAAAATGATGGTGCGACAGATGATGTTGATTTAGAAGATGAAGGTACTGCTGAAATAGATTATGATCCAAATAAAAAATATTCAAGAACTGAATATATTGCATTAATTAAAGATATTGCAATTAGTCAGATGAAAAAACATAAAATACCTGCATCTATAACTATTGCTCAGGCAATTTTAGAGTCTGGCGATGGTAATTCAGGTTTGGCTAGAAAAGGTAAAAATCATTTTGGGATAAAATGTCATAGTAGTTGGTCGGGTGAAAAAATATATTTGGATACGAGAGAAGAAAATAATGATGGATCTAGTCGTACAGAAAAAAAGGCTTGTTTTAGAAAATATCCTAACATTTCTCTATCGTTTGATGATCACTCAAAGTTCTTAAAAGATAATTCTAGATATGATAGTTTATTTGATTTAGGGACTACAGACTACAAAGGTTGGGCTCAGGGGTTACAAAGAGCGGGATATGCAACTAGTAGTACATACGCTAAAACTCTAATTAGTATTATTGAACGATATAATTTAAATAAATACGATACCCAAACCTCAACCGCTGGTTGTACCTTAACTTCTAGTGATGTTAGATATTTTAATCAAAACATTACTAATAATGAGGATAATTTAAATTTTAGATATTGGGTTAATCAGGATTCTTCTAGATTGGAAAAAGTTAATAAAAGATTATCTGAATGTGGATTACCAGACCCTAAATTAGATTCTAATGGTAGTATAAACGAACATTTAAGAAATGCATTTGCATTATTGGGTAAAGATTGGGTAAATGCTGGTAAACCAAAAAAACCTGAAGAAAGTGTAGATGGTTCTGACGATAGTGGTAGAGATTATAATAAAAATGGTAAGTTGTTATCGAGCGAATTAACTCAAGTAATGAATGACGTTAATGGTAAAACGGAATACCTATCTAATGCAGCGGCAATCCAATTTAAAAAAATGGTGGCAGATGCGAAGAATGATGGCGTTAAAATAACATTGACAGATGGATATAGAATTTGTGGTAATCCTGGTGATTATGAAAGAAATCAATGGAGTCAATGGTATGCTTGGGAAGACAAAAAATTTCATAATGGTCCAGATGCTGCATCACCCGTACCTAACACCAAATCCAAATGGGTTGATCAAGGTGGTGGGTATTGTACATCTAATCATGGTTTTGGTAATGCGATAGATATTGCAAACGGAAAGGATTGGATTAGAACAAATGGTGAAAAATATGGTTGGTATTGGGGTGAGGCGAGAAGTGAGTCGTGGCATTTTACTTTTTGTGGTTCAGGTGTAGTCAACAAACCAAAGTTTTGTAAAAAAAAAGTAAAAACTGAGGAACCTAAAAAAACTGAGGAACCTAAAAAAACTGTAGATGCACCAACTATCGTAGGTAACAATAGTTATATATTGGGTAAATCAATTGTTGTAGATAAAAATGGACCTAAAAATCATGCCTCTAGAGCATTAGGTAATTGGCAATCGGATAACGCTACGGATATATTTGGTACACCTGGTACTACAGTATATTCCATCACTAAAGGGACTGTTTCCAAAATAGGTGGTAATGATGAAGATCATACAGGTAAAATATACGGTGGTTCTATCACAGTAAAAGGTAAAGATGGTTACACTGATATATTCTATACTCACCTACAAAAAATAAAAGTAGTTAAGGGTCAAGAAGTAACATTAGGTACTCCGTTAGCGGAAATATCTTTATGGGAAACTAGTCCGAAAGGTTCTCACGTTCACGTAGGATTACCTTATGGTGTTAATCTAAATAGTTTACTTAATTTAGATACAGGAAAAATTAAATAATGTTTTATGAAAAATTTAAAAAAGTATGGTGGTGTATTATTATTATGTACCACAACCAATAAATTTTTATTAGGTCAGAGAGGGGAAAATGTAAATTTTTCTAACACTTGGAGTTTATTCGGAGGTAAGATTGAAAAGGGGGAAACCATTTTAGAAGGTATTAAAAGAGAACTTTTTGAGGAAACTAAAATAGAATCGGATAATATACGATATGAATTATTTGAAAAACAATGGGAAATGGGTTACCCTTATCATTTTTATATTGGTTACTGTAAAGAAGAATATGAATGTGATTTGAATGAGGAGAATCAAAATTGGGGGTGGTTTGATATGAATAATTTACCTAAACCATTATTTCCTACCTTATTTTCTTCACTTGTTAGGATTTTATAGTTATATTTGTTTTTATGAATGAGTTTGAAAAAGTAAATGGTGACATTGAGGCGGAAAGAATAAGAACCCAACTTAAGAAAGAACAATTTATAAAACAGATAAAATCTGGTCTTGGTGATCACATAAAAACCAATGGTAGTAAAGTCAAAAAAATAAAAAAATCTTTTTTGAGGAGGTTTTGGGAAAGATTAATAAATGTTTTTTAGTATGAATTTAGAAAAGGTATTAGATATTGCGAATGAATGTGTTGAAAATGAAGTAATAGAAACCAATGGACTAACTATTATGTATAAATTAGATGAGAAAACACATAAAAAATTAGATGAAGAATTGTTTTATAATACCAACAATAATCTAAATAATTTTACACATAACGATTTGATTGAAATCAACATCGCAGGTATTACATTTGTTTTTGAAATAGATAGAGTTTGACATTTTAATCTATAATCCATATAATTGTTATATGGAAAATAAAGATATACATAATGATTTTATTGATTTCATCTTAAATGATGAAAAAGAAGTTTTTGATAATGGGTTAAGTCACCCTAGTGTCGAATTCGAAGAAAAAGAACGTAAGGTTGCTGACACAATACTAGAAGAGAGGTTAATTGATTATTACTGTTGTGGTAGATTCTATGGTAATGAAAAACTAGTATGTGATAACATTAAAAAATTAGGTTCTTGGGTGTGTGAAAGAGATGGGTTAAACATGAAAGATGTTATTAACAAAATCTTAGATGAGATTCGAGAATGTGAGGATTTAAATCCTGCCTATCAAGAACCACTATCCTATTTATATAAAACTAAAAAGATAGAAGACATCATCAAAAAAACCGATGGTACATACTTCAGTGACAAATTGAAAAACTGTTGTTTAGTAAAGGATGAAAACGGAGAATGGGATTATGTCAATAAACTGAACTCCAACTACAGTGACATTTCTGAACTACTAACCACTTTGTTTCTGAAAGGTGGACAAATAGAAATGTTATCTAAACTTAATGTAACTGAAATTAAAAATTATTTACTAACACTTAAGAAAGGTGATAGTATCTATAAGTTATTAAAGAAATATTTTACTATCGATGAGTATAAAGATTTTACATATAATACCAGAAACAATACTAAAGTTGGTGACTTTGTAGAATCTTTAACTAAGGACTTGTTAATTAAAGATGGTTTTAGTATTATATTTGAGGGACAAAATGGTAACTTTATTGATATGATGTATGGTATAGATTTCATTGTAGAAAAAGAAGGTGAAATATCTTTAGTACAGGTAAAGAGTAAATCTAAGGCGGCGTTATTAAGTTCCACTAAAAGACAATACAGATATATTGATATATTTGTCGGACAATCCAAAGATTTAAATGGTATTAACTTATATTATAGAGAAGACGATTTCAAAGAAAGATTTTTCGGAAAAGATGTACTCAAAAGTAATTTGGAGTATCTGAAAACAAGATATAAGTAAAAAATTTGTATATTTATAAATAAAATAATATATTTGTAAAAAAAAAGAATATGGGATGTGATGTTCATATGTACGCAGAAAAATTTAATCCTAAAAATAGAAAGTGGGAAAAAGTAAGTGATAAGTTTTATAACTCATACGCGATAGACGTTATGAGAGATAAAATAACACATAATTTTGGTTTAACAGATAAAGAAGCGACAGATATTATCTATAGATATTTGAGTGGTAAAAATAATCCTAAAAACAAAATAGAGGATTATATAATGAATAAATTTTTGAAACCGTCTATTACGGACGACCCAAATTTCCCATACTGGAAAGATGAAAGTAAATTCCCATACCCATATACAGATCAACCATATGGTGGAAGAAATTATAGTTTATTTGGGGCACTTGCAGGTGTTAGAGACGGATCTATGGAATTAATTGCGGATATGGATAGGGGTTTACCTGACGATGTTTCTGATGAACTATGTAATATATTTGATGAATGGGGTATGGACGCACATTCTGCGAACTATCTTTATTTAGATGAGATAATGAATAGTTCTTACTATAAGATGTCTGACAGTGACTTACATGAAGTTGGTGTGGGTACTTACTTTTTCAGAGATGTTGTGGATGCATTGTTAGATATAGGTAACCCTAAAGATGTAAGATTAGTTTTTTGGTTTGATAATTAAAAAAATATTTTTTTTCTAAAATATTTGACTTTTAAGAAAATTGTAACTATATTTGTATTCAGAAATTAAAAAAGTTTTATTATGAGCGACTCTCAAACAATTTTGGTAGAAAATAAAAGTAACGTAACATTAACTGATAATGGTATGGTTACAAACAACACCACATTGAATAAATGTGTTGATTTGTTTTTCTCTATCGGATCGATGAGAGGGAAATCAAAAGATAAAGTAGTTAAAGTTTTCGAAGAAGCCTTTAATGAAAATCCTTTGGTGGCGTCTAAAGTCTTATTTTGGGCTAGAGACGTTAGAGGTGGGTCAGGAGAAAGAAAAGTCTTTAGAGACGTTATTTCACACCTAACCACCAACTCACCACAAACTGTTAGAAAGAACATTGCTTTGATACCAGAATTTGGTAGATGGGATGATGTTTTAGTTTTATTTGGTACAGAGTTAGAGGACGATATGTATTCACTTATTAGAACGGCTTTAACAAACGGAGACGGTCTATGTGCTAAATGGATGCCGAGAAAAGGTATTATCGCTAACGGACTTAGAAAATTGTTTAAGTTTACACCGAAACAATATCGAAAGATGTTAGTGGAACTAACTAACGTTGTGGAGACTAAGATGTGTGCTAGAGATTGGGAGGCAATTGATTATTCTAAACTTCCTTCTCTCGCATCATCAAGGTATCAGAAGTCATTCAAAAGAAACGATTCGACAAGGTATGAGGAATATAAAACTGCCTTAGTTGATGGAACTGCGAAAGTTAATGCTGGTGCAGTATACCCATATGATATCATAAAATCTATGAATATGGGTGGTGATGATGTTGTTAATGATAAACAATGGGAGTCACTACCTAATTGGATGGAAGGTTCTGAAGAAAGAATTTTACCAGTTGTAGATGTTTCAGGATCTATGGCTTGTGAGGTGGGAGGGAATCCTAACCTAACTTGTATGGATATTGCAATATCGTTAGGTATGTATATTTCAGAAAGAAATTCAGGTAACTTTAAAGATGCGTTCATTACATTCTCTGAAGATCCTGAATTACAATACCTAAGAGGTAGTCTAAAACAAAGACTATCACAGTTGAGAAACGCTGATTGGGGTATGAGCACTAATTTAGAAAAAGTGTTTAACCTAATTTTAACACAGGCAAAAAATAATAATATTACGGAGGAATTTATGCCGACTAAGATATTAATTTTGTCAGATATGCAATTCAATCAGGCTAACAGAAGAGATAGTTTGGGAGCACAATCTATGATTGAGGAAATGTATAATGAAGCGGGATATAAAATTCCTGATATCATTTACTGGAATTTAAATGCTAAAGGTGGGAATTTCCCAGTTGAGTTTGATAAAAATGGTACTGCGTTAGTATCGGGATTCAGTCCGTCAATTCTTAAATCTATATTAGGTGGAAAGAATATGACACCAGAATCAATACTGATGGAGACTATTAATGATATTAGATATAGTTTAGTTACTATATAAAACGTTCTTTGAAGATATTTGTGGTAGTTAACGAATCATTGCAGCAAAATTTTAAACCTATAAATTAAGCTACAATCAGGAAGAGGGCTTTGATAACCCACATAACTATAAGGGTGTAAACCGTGAAAGCGGAGGGACCACTCAAGGTTATGTAAAAGTGTCAGACGATTCCGATACCACAATGTCATTAGGTGTAAAGGATTGGGGGTTAACGTACTCCCTTTAAGTCCAATAAACGAATGGTTTCTGCAACTTTAAAAACTACAAAAAAACAAGTTGATCAGACGGGGTTTTACCACTTTACTTCAGATTAAAGTATAAAGTGGCGACCATAGGTGAGTTAAAGTGGGGTTGACCCACACTCTAGGTCGTAAAACATACCTCTTGTTTATCTCATGTGAAAAAGATAGTTGAGTTTGTCTCAATTAAAAAAAAGACATCCGAACCAAAACGGGTAATAATGTAGGGGTGGTTAGTCTACCACCGAAAATAAAAGAGGATCACCATTCCGACACCGAAATTAAAGAGGGAAGAGAAATCTTCCCTTTTTTGTTTTATAACATTTACAGTTAATTATATTTTCATTAACATTGTTAAATAATAACAAAAGGTAATATAAAAAGTTATGAAGATAATTACTAAAAATAATCGTTTAGAGAAAGGTGTTAGACATTATTTAGTTTATTTAGTTGATGATAATAATAATCCTATTGAGTGTGTTGATGCTATAGGTGAAGAAGAAAGAACGTCAAAAGAGAATGAGTTCAGTCAAAAATATGATATCACAACTGATGATGTTGAGTACGTTTCATTAGAAAAATTTAGATCAGAAAATAGGGATTACACACCATTAATTTTAGTATTTTATTTAGAAAAATCATTATTCACTAATACAGATATGATTAGAATTTACGGTGAAAATGTTAAAGAATACTTAGAAAATAGAGGTGATGACGTTAGATTATTCTTTATGCCAACAGAAGGAAAAGAAGAGATTAAATGTATTAATCCAGTCTACATTGACGAATCTGACGATATTCAAAAATTAAATGATTTAATATCTGATTTAGAAAACAAATTTCAAGTAGGGGTTGAGTAATTAAGGACGGGTGGATGTACGATAAGTCTTATTCATACTCCACCCAGTCTTTTCTGAAATTCTTTTGTATAATTTAACTCTACTTTTAATACCAACCAAACCAGTAAAGACAACATTACTAATTTTGTTATGATCACAAAATTCCTTAATAGTTAAGTATAACCTTTTTGAGTCATTAGTATTTTTACAGGTTATAATATCAAAGTCACCATTCTGATGTATTAAAACTTTATTGGTGACATAATTTATCATTTTAATATTATCATCCTTAGACTTCTTCAAAAGAATCTTTTTAATTATTTCTTTGGTTTCCATTCTATAATTAAAACCAAAAACAGTAAATTTTTCTTCGTAAAAATATTCATCTTTGTGTACTATAGTCCATCTATCACTTTTTATAGATATAGGTATGACTCTACCTAAATCATCTCTTTCAAAATAATCAGTATCTCTTTCTTCTTTTTCTTTTAAGAAAAGAATTTCATATGTTACAGATTTTATTTTCTTATATGCATTACTTTTTTTAGGGAATAATACTTTATTGTTATCCCTAATTTTGAAATAGTTTTGTTTTCCGATATCTTCACTATTACCCTCATATAGTATTTTTTTCTTTTTACCATTTTGGGTGATAATAATTCTGTAACGCATATCTTTATTTTTTATAAAAAATACTTATTATTTGTAATATATAAATAGAAGTAATGAATAAAGATTATTATAAAATATTAGAGGTAGAGAGAAACGCTACAGAAAACGATATAAAAAAATCGTATAGAAGACTGTCTAAACAGTATCATCCTGACCTTAATCCTAACAATAAAGAGGCTGAAGAAAAATTTAAAGACATTGCGGAAGCATACTCAATACTGTCTGACAAAGAAAAAAAGACAAACTATGATAGGTTTGGGACTGCAGATGGTAAAACTAACCCTTTTGGTGGTATGAATATGAATGATATGTTTTCATCCTTCTTTGGGAATCAAAATAGGAGAAGAAAAGGTGCAGATATTAGAGTAAATGTAAAAGTAAGTTTGGAAGAAATATTTGAGGGTACTCACAAAAAAATAAAATACCGTAAATCAAATAAATGTAACACCTGTAATAATACTGGAGGGGAGTCAACTCAGTGTAACGTATGTGGGGGTACAGGTGTGGTAACTCAGGTACAGGATACACCATTCGGTAGAATGTCTAATGCGACTAGTTGTCTGAATTGTTCGGGTTCGGGTGAAGTCATAATTAAAAAATGTGAAACCTGTTTTGGTGTGGGTACTAATACGGGTGAAGTAGAATTCGAATTCGATATACCAAAGGGTATTATGGATGGTGAATCATTCAAAGTTAATGGTATGGGTAATTCTATCAGAAAAGGTATGGACGGTGATTTAATATTAAATATAGTTGAGGTACCTCATGAAAAATATAGAAGGGTTGGAAATGACATACACCAAAGAATTAACCTACCATATAAAGATTTAGTAATAGGTAATGATGATGTTCAAGTAGATACTTTAGAAGGTAAAATAAAATTTAAAATAAAAGAAGGTACTAAAGTAGGGAGTATGTTAAGAATACCAAATAGAGGATTGTTTAGAAAAAATGAAAAGGGTGATATGTTAATTGAGATTTGGTTAGATATACCAGAAAATATTAGTGAGGAGGAAAAAGAAAAAATAAAAGACTTAAAAATTTGATTTTTGTAAAAATAATACCTATCATTAAACATTAATATTAAAAAATTATAATTTATGGCAAAATTTGAAGAAGTTTACGAAGACACATTATCGTTATTTCAAAAACACATTGATCAGACATCTATTCCTAGAATGGTGAAAATTAAAATTTTATCTAACGATGCAATTAAGAAGGAGTTTGGTAAAGTTTCTAAAACTAATGACATTGTTAAGTTTATGACGGATTACGATGTAGTGATTCAAGTCAATGAACCGATTTTCGATCAGTTAGATGACAAACAAAAAGAATATGTTGTGAGGGATTTGTTAGCACAAATTGTTTATGATATGGAAAAAGACAAAATCAGCATTGTGTCACACGATATCACTACGTTTAGTGGGGTTTTAAGAAACTTTGACATCGACACATACCTTTCTATCAAAGAAAGTATAATAACTCTATTAGAGCAAAAACAAATAGAAGAAGATTCAAAAAAATAAAATATGAGTATTAACAAAAACGCAACGGACCCAAACCTAACTGAACAAGAAAAGAATTGGGAGTTGATGAGTGTTTTAGGAATGAAATGGTCAGAAACTAATGAACTTTCAGAAGAAGATAAAACTTTTCTTCTGAGTAAGGTAGAACAGATTAAAGAACAGATGAGGTCACAATCCTTATCGATGAATTCTTAATCTTAAATTAAAAGGGGTATCAGCTGATACCCCTTAATTTCTAAAACAATAGTTATGAATGGACGCATACGAGTTAATGCGGGCTATAGTTTTGAAAAGGAAGTACGAAAAAAATACAATTTCGATAGGTATATAAAATCTCCCCGCATAAAATGGACTGGTAACGGAAGAAACAATGTGGAAAAGATATTAAGTCTAAATAAAGATCCTGAACTCTTTAAACCAATTATGGAAGAGTCAAGATTCATAAAGGCAGACGCTAAAGATAAAGAGGGTAATCTTTATGAAATAAAGAAATATTCTAAAAAAGATTTGAAAAAATTTAGACTTTATTCTGAACCTATTATAAAAGTATCCCCAACTAGAAGTAAGTGGGGTAAAGGAAATTCTTTTTTTGACAATTTTAATGGCTCAGAAGAATATAATAATTTTATTGTTAGTATTTTTAACTCTAAATGGTGGAAGAAATACAATAAAAAGATTTTAGAGAATATATGTAAATCCAATTGTGGGTTATTTACTAAAGACGGTGCAATCCCAAATGATATGTTAGAATATAAATGGGTAATAAATAAAGGTGAATATGGGACTATATTCGATAATTATCATAGAATAAGTATTATAGTTAAACTTAAAGGGTGAGTTGACAATTCAAAAAAAAATAATTATTATTAAAGAAAAAATAGATGATTAGTTATATTGGTGGTAAGGCTAGAATATCTAAATGGATAGTTCCGTACATACCGAGAGATATAGAAACATACGTTGAACCATTCAGTGGTATGTTTTGGGTATTTTTTAAAATGGATTTAAATCATTACCCTAATTTAAAGACGGTAGTGTATAACGATTTTAACGGACTTAATGCAAACTTATTTAGTTGTTGTAAAGATTATGATAGAATGTGGGACGAAATGTCCAAATACCCCTGTCAACAATTAGGTGTTGAGGATACACCAACTACATATGAAGAAATGTTCAATGAATATCAGAAAGAAGTTTTTCATAGTGGTGTTACAATTACCGATGATAATAGATTTGAGGTTGCGGCAAAATATGTATATGTATTAACTCAAATATTCTCAGGTTCTAAACCTGAAACATCGTCCTATATGGACTATAAAGGTAAATATAGATGTAAGGTTTTAATTTTTATGGATAAACTGAAGGATAAAAAATATCGTTCTCATTTTGATAAAATTACATTTGTAGAAAATATGGATTTTCAGGAAGTCATAGAAAAATATGATTCTGAGAAAACATATTTTTATGTGGATCCCCCATATTGGAAAACAGAAAATTATTATTCTAATCACGACTTCGATAGAAATGATCACGAAAGATTGGCTGATTCATTAAAATCTATTAGTGGTAAATTTTCACTTAGTTATTATGACTTTCCTTTATTAAGGGTTTGGTTTCCTAAACACGAATATGTGTGGGAAATGAAAGAATTCGCTAAAGCCGCGGCAGCAAAAAGTGGTGTAAAACAAAATATGGGGGAAGAACTGTTAGTTATGAACTACGGAGAAAACCAAAATATATTACCTGTGTTCGGTGAACAGTTAGATTTATTTAAACATTCATTTTTATTATAATATGGCAAAAAGACCAAAAAGAAAATTAGATGTCGTACAAGGAGTTTTGTTCGATGTTAAAGAGTATACTACTGGTAGTACTGAAGTTGAGGTATATGATGAAGTTTTTAATGACTTAGAAGATATATATGATCCCACAAGTCCTACAGATGTAGGGATACTTACAAATGATATATATTGTGGGGATACAGTTGAGACTATGAAGTTGATTAATGATAAATCAATTAACCTTATTCTAACTTCACCACCATACTTAGCGTCTATTAGGAAAGATAATCATAAATATCCTGGTGCAAAAGATGTCATTAAAGATAATCAACCTGTTAAGGAGTATTTAAGTTGGTTGGTGGACGTATTTAAACAATATGAGAGAATATTAACTGATGATGGTGTCATTGTATTCAATTATAGTTATACCACCTTTAATCCTTCGTTACCTTACATTTTGATTAATGAAGTTTTTGAAAATACGGGATTAGAGATATATGATACTGCATCTTGGAAAAAGAAATCCTGTGTACCATTAAGTGGTCACCCAAATAGAATGACTAGAATTGTTGAGATGGTGTACATATTCGCTAAGACACCCAACTTCAATGCAAATAAAAAAGTTATGTCTATTTCTAAAACAGGACAAAGATATTTCAAAACCTACTATAACTTCATTGAGGCAAAAAATAATGATGGAAAGGTTGAGGGTCATGAGGCAACATTCTCATCTGAATTTGCTAAGTACTTTATTGACTTATACTCTGAACCAAACGATATTGTTCTCGATAATTTTTCAGGTACTGGTACCACACCATATGCGTCTTCTAAAATGGGTAGACAGTATATTGGTATTGATTTAGTTGAGGACTACTGCGATTACGCCAGAAATCGTATGTTAAAACTTTATGAAGAAAGAAATAAATAAATTTTGTTTTTCAATATTTTTATTTTAACTTTGTAACAAATCATAATAAATGAGTGAGACGTTAATTAAGAAACTTAAAGATTATTTAGATGAAAAGCCAAACTACGAAAAGTTTGATATTCTTTACAATGAGATGTCTTATGAATTAGATTTTATTAAAAATCTTTACCCAAACGAACTTAAAACGTTTCAAGATTTAAAATTTAATCCACACAAAATCAATTTTTTTGATACCGACAAAGGGGTACAAGCCCTACTTAATTTTGATAACGGACATTATGTATCTGTTATTGGGGGAAGTGTTGGGTTTTATGGTGATGGCGTAAATACCTTTGAGGTAGGTTATCCTTTACCTGATGATAGTATTGATGTTGCTGGTTGGTTGTCACCTGAAGAGGTGACTGAAATGATGTTTAAAATACAAATGAAAAAACCATTTAAATAATATGGAAAATTTATCAATCATAAATTGGGAGTTACATCAAAAAATAATGTCCAAAGATCGAAAAATTCTAACTATCTATAATACATTTAATGATAAAGAGAACATTTTGGAAAATGATTATTTAAGTAGACATAAAAAACCTTTTAGTTTACAATACATCAATACTGTTATAGGTAAAGATATTATTGTATTAGAGTGTCATCTACAAGATAGAGAAAAATATTTTATTGATTCAAACACATTTTTAATTCATACTGAATCCGAACCAAACGATAGTAATAGAGTTACTGATGAATCTACAATATATTGGATTATTAAATCTTTTATAGAGTACCTTCAAAAAGAAGAAGAAAGGATAAATACGCATAAAGAAACTATTAAAAAAATAATTAAAAACAACATATAATGGGTACTAAAAAGAAAGAATTTCAACAGAGATTAAAGTTCATCAATGAAGATGTTAAACGTTTAATTGAAAGTTTACCAAATGACGTTTTAAATATGTCTGTTTATGGTAATTATGAAAATGTTAATACTTTATTGAGTAATATTGAGATTGCCTCTGATTTAAAAGATGATGAATCATTAGGTTGGGTAGTAAATGAGAGTGAGAAAATTGAAGTTGATACTAATTTAGTTATCGATGTACCACCGAGATATGTGAGAGAAGATTTTAAAAAAATTGATATCGATAAAATGCCTAACCAAAAATGGCATCAAATAGTATCTTTCATTAAAAGTGGTGTAAGGATTATTGGATATTGTTTTATACCGTTTAATTTAATTATTGCCACAATACTTTTAGTATTAAGTGAAATTATTGGTATTTTAGAGGAGATGGTTTAATAACTATAGCATCTCCTTCCACTTCGATTTTATAATTATCTGGAGATAAGTTAGTATAATAGATTTTTAAATCTTCTAACTTGTCTCCTTTTTTTTGTGGAACATTTAGTTGTCTTATTTTAGATTTTTTATCTTTTGGTTTTTCCCACTCTTCAGTGTTAGATTTTTTTGAATTTTTTAAGAAATCTATTTCATCAGTAAATAACCATTTTTTACCCTTACCACATTTTTTGTAGTATACGGAACCACCGATATCTCTAACTTGATATTCACATCTTTCTTTTTCTTCGTTTAAAATATCTAATAATTTTAATGACATATGTAATAAATATTTGATTTTATAAATAAATATCACTATACTTATATATGAGTTTAACGAAACAGTTATTTGAGAAGAGTAAGATGTACGATGATCATGAAATTGATTGTTATGATATTATTTCTTATAACAAAGGTTACGATAAATCATTAAAGAAAAGTTCTTTGAAAAATGGGGGTGTATTGGATTTGACTTCGCGTAAGAAGAGTAGGCGTAAGCGTGTCGTGGTAGAGCGTTAATCTAAAAAAAACAATAGTCGGCAACGATACAAACATGGGCTTAGCCCTAAACGAAAACATTCTTTTGAATGGTACTGTAGGTACAATTGCAAAAGAAGAGGTTGTATTCGCCTAATCGAGTAATACATACAGGTTATTATCTTTTTGAACCTTTATAAATAAGAAGACTGAGGATTAGTTGTCAGTAAACCGAACAGTGTAATAAGGGAACTGTCTATTTTGTTAGTTTAGAAAAACTGACTACACACGTAGAAATCCATTTGGACATGGGAAGGACGAGGGTTCGAAACCCTCCACCTCCACTAAAGGTTTCTTTGTTCCTTAAAAACAAAGTGGTGGATTCGCCAGATAGAGATCCTATCGGCCCCAATTTTATAAGACCCCCATTTATTTGGGGGTTTTTATTTTAATAAAATATTTATAAATGATATGGAAAAGGTACTAGTTCTAAATAATGACTACACCCCATTGAATGTTACAACACTGAAAAGGGGGTTTAAATTAGTCTACAAGGGTAAGGCAGAAATTATTTTTTCTGACGATAATAACCCTATTGTATCTACCGTAAAAACTTTTAAGAGACCAACAATTATTAGATTAATGAGATACATTTTCTTACCTTATAAAAAAGTACCATTAAGTAGGTATAACATATTTAGGAGGGATGGTCATAAGTGTGTCTATTGTGGTACAAATAAGAATCTGACATTAGATCACGTACTACCAAAATCAAGAGGTGGTGGGAATAGTTGGAAAAATTTAGTAACTTGTTGTGGTGAGTGTAATCTTAATAAAGGTGATAAAACACCTGAAGAGTCTAATATGGAAATGATTAGGAAACCATATGCACCAACATATATAGAATTCATAGAAAGAATGAACGGAAACATCAATGAAGAATGGAAACCTTATCTAATGATTTGACTTTCAGTTTAAAAACGTTATAATTGTAATATGGGTAAGTTTTTTTATTGTCATAAAAGTAAAGATATTTTTTGGTTTAGGTTATTCGGTTACGGAATATCCTTCACAAAAAGATTCACATTTAGTCAAAAATATGGCTTTAAAAAATATATTTATTTTTTTGGGTATGTGATAAGTTTTCTAAAACCATATAAGTATTAAAATGAGAAGACATTTAGAAAAAATAAGTTGGGAAACTAGAAAGTTTCATTTGATTTTTAATTTAATCACATTAAAGATAAATGATTATCATAGTAATTGGGGTGTTAATTTTTTTACTATTAGTAAAAATCATAATGCTTACTCATTACTTTCTTTTGAGTTTAAATTACCCAACAAAACTAACATTCCTAAGTTCAGAATATCTAAGTGGGATTTTTTATTTTTAAGAACTCCCTTATTTTCATTATATGAGGACTTGTGTGAAAAAAATATTTGGGGTGATGACTTATCCCTTATAGATAAATTAAATTTGAATATATTAGAAAGACTATTTAGGTAATATGGAAATAAAATTTGCGGACACTTTTGCGGAAAGTTTAAAAAAATTATCGTGGCATCAGAGTAAGATTTATAAATTTTATTCTTTTTTTAGGTATGATATAATGCGTTTCATAAAAAACGTATGGAGATTTAGGAAACCATTGGCAAACCACTATTGGTGGGATCATCACGGAACTTTAATGTTTCTGGAGGTTGGTTTAACTCATATGTCAGAAAACTTAGAAAAAAAAGGGTTGGAGATTGACATATCAAGATTGAAAAAAGTTGCCGCAATGAAACGTGCAGTAGAAATCATTAAAAATTATAATGAGAGTAACTACATTGAAATGGCTGAATCTGAGTTAGGACCGTTACACCTTCATGATTGGGAGTTTGAGGAAGTACCTGATAAACCAGGATATTCTAGATTAGTAGAAAAGAATACTGAAGAAGAAGAGAATCATAATAGTAAAGTTTTTGAACTGTCCCGTAAAATTGAGGAAAAAGAATGGAAAGAACTATTCAAAATTTTAAAAGGTCAGGATTATAAAGATTATAAAAAGTTTAAGAAGACTTTAACTGAGGAAGAGAAAAAAGAAACTGATCAATATTATAAATGGTTTGATGGTTCAGGACTTAAGGGTTGGTGGGACTAAAATTTTTAAAAATAATAATATGAGAAATATTAAAGAAGATTACAAATGGACTATTATCGTAATAGGTTGGTTTATTTTTATCGGAATTATTGCATATTTTGTGACTAATTAAAAAATATTTACTATATTTGTAAAAAAAATAATTATATGCCACCTGAAGATTATTACAAAAGAAAGTTTGATAAGATTGTTGAGTCTTATTTAGAGATGATGTCAGATTTAGGAAAAGTTAAAAAATTAGATAACGAAAGGTTAATTAAATATTTATCATTATCTGCATTAGACTATGTTAATAAATACCCCAACTAAATGGTTAGAGTAATTTTTCCAAATGAAACATATTATGACGTAATACCGAATTTCAATTGGGATGAATTTATACCAGTTAAATTTTCAGGTGAATGTGTTTTTGGGTGGTTTCAAGAAGTTTATGTATGTGTAAATAAAAATGATTATGAATCAAAAAACGATAGGACAAATGACGATAAGTGAGGCATACCCTCATTTAAATGTTATTGCTCGCGCATATGGTTTGCGTTTAAATAGGTCTAAAGAATTAAAATTTGCTAGATTAATTTTGGCAAACTTATACTGTAGAGATTTATGTTAAAAATAATTAAAATAAAATTAAAGAGTTGGTGGAGAAAACACATTATTGATGTTTGCCCACCAGAATTAGAGGATACTGAGTTTTCCGAAAAATTTAGAAAATAAAAAAATGGGAATTAAAAAAAGTTTTATTGAGATGATTAAAAGTGGGTACCCTGATTTTGATCCACAAAATGACACAGTTGAAATTGAATTTGAGGGAGGAGGAGATTCCTTCGGTTCATTTTCATATGTAGGGATATACCCGCAAAGAGAAGGTGTTTTAAATTTAGATGATCATTGGAGTTTTCTATTTCAGATATTAGATGAATCAGGTGTAGAGTATAATTGGAATAATGCTGGTACATCGGGTAAAATAGAATATAATATGAATTCTGAACAAGAGATTACTGTTAGTACAATTGTTAGTGAGGAGTATTGGGGTGAAATCTATGAAGAGGATGTAGAGGAATCTAAAATTTGGGATGTAACGGTTGGTGATGGTTTAGATGATGAAACTAATGATTCTAATATAGAAGAAACTAATGGCTAATCCTTTAGTACATTCCAAATCTTCCATAAAACTGTGGGGTGGTAATGTAGAAGATTACTTACCACTTCATAATAAAATGGATGTCTCTAAAAAATACTTTAGTGATAATAGACATAGGGCGTTAACCCATAATATGTTTTTCATATTTGAAGTAATGATACCTATATTTGGGGAATATATAACAAACTCTGATGGTAAAACTGTATCAGTTAAAGATATATGTGAATACCATATATTAGAGGATTATGGTAAAAAGTTTATACCTAATGTATCTGATTTTTTACAGGAAATGGAGATTAAATCTTGGATGGCAAATGGTTTAGGCGAATCACCATCATCGCAGAAAAAAATTAAAGAGGTATCCACTAAGACACATAAAAGAATAATAAAAGATTAAGTTATGTTTGAGATTATAGGTAAATTTACAGTATTTTTTGTGATTACGTTCACACTATTCGTTCAATATTTTTTAATGTGTGCTGGTGTGGTTAGAAAAGACATATCTAAATTTCAAAATTTTATGGGTTGGGTACCTTTTGCACCGATAATAATAGTTTTTTTTATTACAATTTTTTTCATTATAAGAAATATATTATACAGTTTTAATAAATGGTTTGAGATTAATTTGGGTTGGTTTTTTATTAATGGTAGGAAGCAAGAAGAGTGGGTAAAGTATTTGAAGGAAAAATATGGTGACAATAAATAAATTGTTATCAAATGTTAAAAAGTTTTACTTTCACATATTTTTTTTATAATTTTGTTTTGTATAGTTAGAGACACTTATAATCTCCGATGGGTGAAAAGCCTAACTAATAATTAAATAATTTTTTTAAAAATGAAAAAAGTTTTTTTGGTATTGACAGTTATGACACTTTTAGTGTCTTGTGGTGGAAACACACAATCAGATTCAACAACTAATGATGCAACTACAAATGGTGTGGCAACAGATGCAGGTACTGCTTCTGATGATACCGCAGGAACCGAAAATGTAGATAGCACATCGGTGGAGGTGAAGTAAAAAACAAAAAATAAATTTTTGTTAAGCCCCTATTTTTAGGGGTTTTTTATTTTAAAAAAAATAATTTTAAAAATATATTTGACTTTTTAATTAAACTTTTGTATATTTGTGTATATTTAATTAAAAACAGTAAAAAATGATAATGAATAACATACATAGTAATCCGATACAGTGGTGTCAACCGTTTTATATTTACGGAAGGATGGGGTATGTTATGTCGTTATTTAAATTTTGATAGATAAATAAATAAAGGATTAAAGTACCCCAATTCAGAAATGAGTTGGGGTTTTTTAATTTATTACGGTATGTGGCCAAGTAGGTTTAAGGCATCTCGCTGATATCGAGAAGATTCGTAGGTTCGATCCCTACCATACCGACAGAACATAAGTTCTTTGATATAATGTAAAATTAAATGATTCAGTAGCTCAGTTGGTTAGAGCCCTTGACTGTTAATCAAGTTGTCGCAGGTTCGAGTCCTGCCTGAATCGCAAATAATTAATGGGGGTACGCCAAAGTTGGAGAGTTGGGGCAGACTGTAAATCTGTTGTCTATGACTGAGTAGGTTCGAATCCTACTACCCTCACAAATGTTAAAAGGAAGATTTCAGCAAATAAAAAACTACTAATTTGGAAATGTAAAAAAAGTCTTCCTGAACATTTATACACATCTCTAGTGTAACGGTAGCATAAACGGCTCCAACCCGTTTGGTCAGAGTTCGAATCTTTGGGGGTGTGCAAATGGAATAGTTGCCAAGTTGGTCAAGGCATCGGACTGAAAATCCGACAATGTAGGTTCGATTCCTACCTGTTCCACAATAACTAGGTGTGTAGGCAATTGGTCGCCGACCTGATTTGGGATCAGGAATGAATGTAACAGTTCTATGTGGGTTCGAGTCCCATCACTTAGACAAATAATGTCTCCTCGTCTAATGGCAGGACAAGTGGTTTTGGTCCACTTAATCGAGGTTCGAATCCTTGGGAGACAACTGTGTATGAAGCCAAAGTGGTCGAGGCGTCGGGTTGTGATTCCGTCAATAGTGGGTTCGAGTCCCATCGTACACCTAATGGAAAGATGACAGAGCGGTTTATTGTGGCACCCTGCTAAGGTGTTGTACTTGAAAGGGTACCGTAGGTTCGAATCCTATTCTTTCCGCAAAATATGGGGATGTGATGTAACGGTGAACATGCTACTCTTATACAGTAGTCTCGGTGGTTCGACTCCACCCATCCCTACCAATACACTCTTAGTTCAATGGATCAGAACCTATGACTACGGATCATAAGATGGGAGTTCGAATCTCTCAGAGTGTACGATAAACTTATTTTTGCAACAATAAACAAATGTAATTTATTAAGCAAAATATAGTTTAGTGAACTAACGGTCAGATGCCTGAGTGGTTTAAAGGGGTAGTCTGCAAAACTACTTTTCGTGAGTTCGAATCTCACTCTGACCTCAAATAAAAATAACGTTAAAAAATTTGGTAGAATGAAAATTATTCATATCTTTGTCTAAATAAATCAAAAACTATGGGAAAAGATATGGTAATTACAGAAAAAAAAATTGGTGAGGATACATTTAATTCTTTATTTAAAGAAGTTAGGTTTAAAAAGGAAAAAAATGTGATACATGTTTTTAACGGTAAATCGATTAGAAAAAGAATTTGGACAAAACCTAATTCAATTGAATTAACACTACCTAATGTTATTATGACATATTTTGCGTTTGGGGGTTTTCTTGAAATAAGATATGAAGTTTATAAAAACTTTATTAAAGAATCACCAGAATTTGAATCTAACAAATCATTCCTTTATTTTTTTAAGGAGTGGTTCGAAAATAAATTCAAAATGGAATTAAAACACGTTTATATTGCAGATAAACTTACTATGGATAATATGAAATAAAAATATTTTTTTAAAAATATTTGACTTTTTGTTTAAACTTTTGTATATTTGTGTATATTTAATTAAAAACAAATAAAAATTCAATGTTAACTACATTCACATACAGACTAGAGGTCGTTAAGACGAAAATGGAAGGGGCGGATTCGCTTCATCCAATACTTAGGGTATGTCACATTAGTTAATCGTAAAATTTTAATACTATAAATGGGAACCCTAAGTGAAAACTTAGGGTTTTTTGTTTTTAGTTCTTTGACGTATTGAAAAAAACTGGAAGAGTAATTCAGCTGGCGCTGGACCTAGTCTTGAAAACTAGTGGTACCTTCGGGTATGGGGATCGATACCTCACTCTTCCGCAACAGTCTCTTAACTCAGTTGGTAGAGTGCTTGTTTTACATGCAAGATGTCGTAGGTTCGAACCCTACAGAGACTACTATTTTTCGCCCGTTAATCAAGCGGTTACCATACGGGTGATAATAAGGTTCTGTAGTTTAGTTGGTAAAACGCTTGATTTGTAATCATGTGTCCTCAGTTCGAATCTGAGCGGAACCTCAACAATCTCTCGTAGCTCAGTTGGTTTAGAGCACCTCACTTTTAATGAGGGAGTCACAGGTTCGAATCCTGTCGGGAGAACTAAATATACCGAATTCGGTGTAATTAAAAATTGCGGGGTAGACTGGAGGTGGTTCCAGCTCGGTCTCATAAGCCGAACTACGTGGGTTCGAGTCCCTCCCCCGCAACTAATGGGTCATTGATGAAGCTGGCTATCATACCTGATTTGCACTCAGGAGTCCTCGGTTCGAAGCCGAGATGTATCCACAAAAAATAAATAATATGAAAGTAGTAGTAAAAGGAACGTTTAAATCATCAAAAGAAAATGTGAACTTTCTTTTGAGTAGGAGAAGTAATCTCAATCTCAAAAAGATAATCAATATCTTTAAAAAATTAAAAATTAGGTAAACTAATTATGCAGGTGTCGTATAGTGGCTTATTATGTCTGACTTCCAATCAGAGGACGAGAGTTCGATTCTCTCCACCTGCTCAAAATACCAAAGTGACGGGAATAGGTATACCTCTTTGTCTTAGAAACAAAGGTTTGTGAGTTCGAATCTCACCTTTGGTACTATAAAAATGTTAAAACATTTGTTTTTATGGGAAATAATAACTATATTTGTTTACTAAATTATATATTATGGGGGTTCCACAAATTATCTTACTAAGTCTTATTGGACTTAACTTAATGATTTCTTCTTATTTACACGGTAAACCAAAAGAAGGGAATCACAGTGTCTTTGTTACTATGATAGGTGTAACAATACATCTAACATTATTATATTTTGGTGGTTTTTTTGATTAATTATGAAAAAGAAAATAACATTTATAAGTGATACACACACCAAACACGAAAAACTAAACAGTTTTTTAACTGGTGGAGATATTCTTATTTGTGCGGGTGACATATCTAGTCGAGGGTATATTACTGAGATTGAAAACTTTTTAAAGTGGTTTGATAGTATAGACAATTACGACTTTAAAGTTTTTATTGCGGGGAATCACGATTTTGGGTTTGAGAACGATTATGAAAAACTAATAGGTTTATTAACAGGATATAAGAACGTTGAATATCTTCAGGACGAAAGAATGGATCTTTGGGACGATGAAGATCAACAGTTAGTAATTTATGGTACACCTTGGCAACCAGAGTTTTTTAATTGGGCATTTAATTTACCTAGAGGTGAAAAGTTAAAAGAGAAATGGGATATGATTCCTGTGGATACGGATATTCTTATCACTCACGGTCCACCTTTTGGGAAGTTAGATTATGTCCGTTATGGAAATGAGAACGTTGGGTGTGAAGAACTTATGAAACGTGTTGAAGAAATAAAACCAAAAATTCACGTATTTGGGCACATACATGAGGGTTATGGGTATGTGTTTGATGGTAATACGCATTATATTAATGCGTCAGTGTTAAATGATAGATACGAATATCGAAACAAACCTGTTAATGTGATTTGGGATACTGAAACAAATGAAATGGAATTCGTATGAAGTCAATCAACCAAATATTCAAAAATAACACCACACTAATGGATGAACCTGAAGTTATGGAGTTAGTTGAGTATTGTAGAGAATTGGAAGATTTGGTTATTGAGAATAATCAAGTAGTTGATCAGACTGTAGCACTTAAACAACTTATTTCTGAGATTAGTAAAAGTTGTTCCGATTTATTACAAGAGGATAATGAAGGTGAAAGATGGGAGAATGAATTCAAAAGAGTGGATTTTAAAGAAACAATAATCAATTTAAAAAACTATATTGTAAAATATTGTTTAGATAATAAAATTTATATATGAAAGTTATATTTTTAGATCATGATGGGGTAATTTGTTTATCTTCAGAATGGGGTGGGAGACGTAAGAAACAAGAAAAATGGGATGGTCGTAAGTTATCTATGTCTATGGGGGATTTCCCTTTGGAGTACCGATTTGATAACTTCAATCAAAAAGCAATTAAGATTCTTAATAAAATTATAGAAGAAACTGGTACTGAGATTGTCACCTCATCCGATTGGAAACGATGGGCAAACTTAGAAGAGATGGGTGAGTATTACGAATCTCAGGGTATTATTAAAAAGCCAATAGATTTAACACCAAACTTAGGACAGTGTAATTGGTACAATGATATGGTTTGGATATGGTCACCGAGATGGGATTTAGAAATGACTAGAGTTATTGAGATAAAACAATATCTACACGATCATCCTGAGATTACACATTGGGTTGCGGTTGATGATCTAGATATGGGTAAGAATGGTGAAGATTGGAAAGATTGGGGATTGGATAATTTTGTTTTAACGCCAAGAGGACATGAAGGTATTAAACAATCAGGGATTAAAGATAAAATACTTAAATTTTTAAAATAATATGATAGGTGTATTTAATATGGTGGATCAGGGAATTGCACAAGAGTTGGGTGTTCCTGTTGAGGAGTATATAAATGTAATTGAAAATTGTAGTTATTGGGAGGCTTATTATATTGTTACTGTGATTTGGAATGAAAGAGTGGATAAGTATGATAGGGCTAAAGAAATTTATAATTATTGTAAAGAAAAATTATTAAAGGGTGAATAAAATTAAACTAATATATGACTTTTTTAGGTTGTGGATAAAATGGGGTGATATTAAAGAGGCGTGGGAAGATTCTAAATTCATTAACGATAAAAAGATACAAAAAGAATTAGACGATGAATTTGAAAAACATAATATTTTTAAATAATAAAAAAATAAATGATAAATAAAAATAATCTTTTAGTTGGTATGTTGGTTGGGTTTTTTGCGCAAATATTAACTTTCTTCCAACTACAAGGACAACTTAAATATAATTGGATTAGAGATAATTACTGGTTAACAGTATTGGCAGGTATCCCAATTTCAATGTTATTTATGTATTCAGTAAAAAATATGATAACCGCATTTAATGGTGAAATGTGGCCGTCCAGATTGATAGGGTTCAGTATTGGGGCAATGGTATTTACATTATTAAGTTGGAAAGTATTTGATGAGCCTTTGACAACAAAAACATATGTCTGTTTATTTTTATCATTTTTAATATTAATGATACAATTATTTTGGAAATAAAAATTAAATTATTATGAGTAAAGCAAAATTGGAATTTGATTTAACAGATTTTGACGATAAAATGGAATTCGAAAGATGTACTAAGTCTACTGATATGTCTTTGGTCCTATTTGAAATGGTTTATAATATTAAAAAAAGATTATATTATGAATTCGAAGGGAGAGAAGAAAAAGGTGAGGAACTTACAGTATATGATGGAATAGATTCAGTTTTTGAAAAATTGAATGAACAATTATCTGAAAGAGGTATTGATATCGATAGACTTATAGTTTAAAATAAAATATATGACAGAAGAAGAAATGAATGATTTTCTAATTTCTATAGGTGGATTAGAAAACGGTTGGAGAACTGAAAAACCACCAATTAAAGATTGTGGTTATTTTGAAGTGGACAATGGGTGGTTAAAACTCATCAAAGAACTTATAGAAGATTTAATTAAATTGGGTTGGGATAAACAAGTAACTCAAGTTAAAGAAAAGTTCGGAGGACTAAGGTTCTATATTAATGGTGGTAGTGATGAAATATTCAAAAGAATAACAGAGGCAGAAAATAAGAGTTATGAAATTTGTGAAGTAACTGGCGAACCAGGAACTTTAAGAACTGACATAGGTTGGTATAGAACTCTTTGTGATGGGGAATATATGAAAATAAAAAATAAGAAAGATGGAATATAATTTTAAAAATAGACATGATGAAACTATTAGTTTCATTGGTGAAGGTGAATCATTTGAAATGAAAGGTGGGGATTTTTACAGATCTCTATTTAATTTAGATGAAAATGGTAATCCAAAATATACTGCAGTTGATCCTATGGGTGGACCATATATTGGACTAGGTATGGATATGGGTTATATACATGATGACTTAAAAGGTTTAATTGTAGAGTCTATTGAAAAAATAGACGATAAAATAATTTTAAATACTAAAAGATTATGACTTACGAAGAATTTTTAAAAATATTAATGTCATATAAAAAAATTAGTGAGGACATTAGTGAATTATATGATATTGGTTTCGATCTTTTAGAGGGTAAGTACCGTATGTCGGATAACGTATATATTATGTTTGAGTCCTGTTTAGAATCACATTATACTGAAGAAGGGATTGATTGGATAAATTGGTTTATTTTTGAAAATGATTGGGGACAAAAAGATTGGTCTAAATACCCAACAATAGATAGTGTGTCTGGTAAAGTAATCGAAAGTGATCCTGTGAAATCTTATGGTGCACACGATGAAAATGGTAACCCTATTTGTTTCTCATTTGAATCAACGTATGAATATGTAAAACAATATTTAAAAGACAAAACAAATGAATAATTTAGAATTAACTGACGAACAACTTTGGTTAGTAGAAAAGGCATTAGACTTTTACTCTAGAGTAGGTATTGGGCAATTTGAGGTTATCAAAGATCACCCAACCTTTGAAGTATATTTAGAGGAAGTTTGTAGACCTAAAAGACAACCAGAGGTTGGGGATAGAACTCCACAAGGTGAAATATTAGAGATTAAAGATGGTAAGGCGTTAATAAATGGTTCTGTTAGTAAAGAAACTGGACATTGGTGTAAGGAAAAGGAATGGAAGAAACTAAAAGATGTGAAATTGAGTACTGATTATGGTAGGTATCATAATATTAGAGATAATGTTGATGAGATGTTAGTGCAACCTCGTAACATGTTGATTAATGATCCATTAATGACTAGAAATGGTTCTTGGGGTATCTATAATGAAAATGTGGATGATAGTTGTAGAATGTCATTTGATATTGTACAAGTAATACGAAATGAAAGGTGGAAAAGAAATCCGCATAGATCAGATATGACTGTTGATTCTCATATTCATTTTTCACATAGAAAAGATGACTCATCCACAAAAATTAAATGTGTGATGGATAAACCAGAAGTTGAAAAGATTGAAAAGTTAGACAAAGAATTTTAAGGTTATGAAAAAGTATGATCAACATAAAATGAAAAGAACTCAAGAAAGACACCAACAAATAGAGGATGGTTTCTTTGATGGTCGTTTTGTGGCTAGATCAGAAACCCCTAAAAATTTATATAATAGAAAGAGTAAACATAAAAACAAAGACAAAGATGAGTAAAAACACTAATGTGGAAAATTTCATTAAGTATGTAGAGAGTGAATGTAAGAAACATGGTGTGAAAGTAAAAGAATACAAAAGGAGATATATCAAGTTAACTGACAATATTAAATGTGCAGGTTTTTTTGATGATAATACCAAACCGCCAACACTGGCGTATGCCAAAGGTAGGGAAGATTATTTAGAACTTTTAGTTCACGAGTTCTGTCATATGACACAGTGGTTAGATAAAATAGAGTTGTGGGATAGGGCAAGTGTTTCCTTAGAAAAAATGTGGGAATGGTTAGGTAACAAAGATAAAAAAATTGTGGGTATTAGATCACACATTGATATTGCCAGAGATTTGGAATTGGATAATGAGAAGAGGAGTGTGGAGATGATTAAAAAATGGAATCTACCCATTGATGTACCCACATATACTAAAAAGGCAAATGCATATGTATTATTTTATAACCATTTAAAGACTAGTAGGAATTGGTCAGTTCCTGGAAATTCACCATACGGTAATAAAAGAATACTTAACTCTATGTCAGATAAATTTGATATGGATTATGACAAACTATCTGATGAAATAAAAAAAATGTTTAAAGAAGAAAAAATATAATGGATAAAATTTTTAATTGGGGTAAAACGAATGAAGTGTTTAAAGAACACATCACTAATGAATTGTTTGATAGAAGTATCTACACTAGAGTATTTGATGTTGAAGAAGGAGATGTCGTGTTTGACATTGGTGCCAGTATCGGACCGTTCACATTTAATATAATTGAAAAGAACCCATCACATATTTTTTGTTTTGAACCTAGTTTATCCGAATTCCCTTATTTAGTTTTAAATACTAATCACGGTCCTGTAACCTACATCAATAAAGGTATAACGGACAAAGTTGGTAAGATGGAATTTGAATATCTGTTTGAGGACACCACTAATAATAAATCATATTCCACAACATTCTCTAAAGTCATTAAGGATCATAATATTAAACAAATAGATTTTCTTAAGACAGACTGTGAAGGTGGTGAATATGATATATTTACTGTAGAGAATTTATTTTGGATTAAAGAAAATGTAAGAAAAATATCTGGTGAGTGGCACTTAAATACACAAGACTTAAAAGATAAGTTTAAAGTGTTTAGAGACGTATACCTAAGAGTGTTTACAGACTTTAAAATATATAGTTTAGATGATATAGACATCACCAATTATTGTTGGAGTGATGATTTTATTAACTATTATAGTGAGATATTAATTTTTATTGATAATAGGGGATAACGTACTAAACTAAAAAAAATAAAAAAAAATTTGGTAGATTGAAAATTATTTGTATCTTTGTCTAAATAAAACAAATAACTATGAAAAATTTTTTTAAAAGACTTTGGAAAAGAATGTATGTGAAGTATACTTTATGGATACATTACAGAGCCCTAAAACCTAAAGAGGAAAAAACTCAGAATGAGGCTATTTGTAATGCCATCTGTAGAAAGATGATATCTCACAAAGATTCTAAATTTATGATTGCACCTCTATCTGAAAAAAGGTACATCAAAAACGCAACACTTAATTTGTTTGTCGTTTTAGAGGATCGTCAGGTTAGTATCACTAATCATGTTTACCATTATGATGTCAAATTATCTGACAGAGATTGGAATAAACTTATTCGTAGTTATAACGAAAAGACTGAAGATCTTAGAATGGGTTATGAGAATGAGATTAAATCTCAGATAGTCCATTCTTTGTCTAAAATCTTAGATAAAATATCTGAAAAATAATTGTCATATCTATTGTTTTTTTAAAAAATAGTAGTTATAATTGTAAAAGAAAAAAAGAAAGCGTTCTTTGAAACATATTTAAACCAACAGTGTTCTATCAAATAAGATGACTAATTTTTCATCACTAAAGGACCTGACCCTTTGAACTTCGGATAGGTTTGCGCAAAGAATACGAAGTCTGGGAGGAAAGGTATAATCGATAAGGATTAAAAGTCTAATCGAAAAGAATCGAGTACAGATCTCTTAAAGTCGATAAAATACTAAGACTACGGAGTAAAGGTGTTTGATAGTCCTGTTGGTTTTATAATACTAGTCCCCCTAACTCCTCACTGTGGATGCCTAAGTCACTAGGGTAATATGATAGTGGTGTCAGACAATACGATAAGGACTACATTAGTAACGTCTGATTGTAGTATAAAGATAATCAGAATGGGGTTAATAAAGGGGGTATGGTGCGTTAGTTTAGCCTGGTTAGAATGCTGCCCTGTCACGGCAGAGGTCATGGGTTCGAATCCCATACGCACCGCAAACCGCTGCCATCGTCTATCGGTTAGGACCTATGGTTTTCATCCATAAAAGCGGGGTTCGATTCCCCGTGGCAGTACTAGAATGTTCTTTAATTTATTGGTTAATACTTTTGGTCGGGTGGTGGAATAGGTAGACACGTTGGACTTAAAATCCAATGGACATTGCGTCCGTGCGGGTTCGATTCCCGCCCCGACTACAAAAGGTGATACAAAGCGTAGAATGATAAGCGTGGAGAGACGTGACGCAAGGGTACACACTAAGGATAGGTTGACATTCTTAATTGTATTGTCGTAATTCCCGACTCTCTAATGGTGTGTGAAGTCGAAGGCGAGATTCCTGATAAAGTCATTCATCATCTTTTAAAATTGGTCCCGTAGCTCAGCTGGATAGAGCAACTGCCTTCTAAGCAGTAGGTCAATGGTTCGAATCCATTCGGGATCACTAATAGTGTCTTGTTCCGCTCTGACGAAAGTTAACGACAAGGTCTCGGTAGACAGAACGCGTCTGATTCTACCCATTAGGTCCCTTAGCTCATTCGGTTAGAGCAACTGACTCATAATCAGTAGGTGGTTGGTTCGATCCCAACAGGGACCACATAGTAAGATAATGATAGTGGTTTTCCCCATTCAACGGATGTCGACAATTCAGAATGGATTCGGAATTCAGCACCCCCTGCCGATGCATCGTAAAACTAGGGTTAAGCAGTTAAGATTGGGACGAGATGGGTATCCCAACACTATCATCATAATTTAGTCAGGAGTGTAATGAGGCGCGGTGCCGAATCCCGTAAAAAGGTTGCTCATTGTAGGTTCGAATCCTACCCTGACTACTAAAAATAAAGTATTAACCTGATAACAAAAAATAAAAATAAAAAAATGAGTAATAACAAAAAATTTGTAGAAGTTTGTGTGGGTATCGGTATGAATCAGTTTTTTCCTGAATACGCATTAATAGAAATACCTAATGATGAGATAGAGGAAGTTAAGGAAAAAAAGGTGAGGAAAACCAAAAAGAAAGAAGAAACTAAATAATTTCGATATAAGGTGATTTTTAATCACCTTTTTTTTGTTTATATAAAACATTTTTACTATATTTGTTCTTCAATAATAACATATGAGAAAGTCAAACTATAGTTTCACCATTGATGGTAATGAATTAAAGATTGTTGATGAGTGGTATGGTAATTTTATGTCGGTGACGAATAACTTTGAAAATGTCCTAACTGAGATAAGGGAAGTAATTGGTGAAAGTATTGTTGGAATGGATATAATTTATAGAGATACTGAGGGTATATGGGATAGAGTTACTGCCGATTGGAATGGTGAGGAATGTGTAAATGTAAATTTTTAATTATGCCAAAAATATATGAAGTAGGTGGTTGTGTTAGAGATGAATTGATGGGTGTGGAAACAAACGACATCGATTTTACATTTGTCTTAGACAATTTGAATCGAACCGTAGAGGAGGGATTCCAAATAATGACTGATTGGCTATTACATAAGGAATTTACTATTTTCTTAAGTACACCCGACTGTTTTACTATTAGGGCAAAGTTCCCTAAAGATCACTTCCATTATGGTTTGGTTGCAGATTTTGTTCTCGCAAGAAAAGAGGTGGGATATGTTGAAGGTACAAGAAAACCTATTTTAGAATTGGGTAGGTTGGAAGATGATTTGGTTCGTAGAGACTTTACGTTGAACGCATTGGCGAAAGATGAGAACGGTGCAATTATAGATTTGTTCGATGGTATTTGGGCATTAGAAAATAAACTACTGTTAACTCCATTAGATGCAAGAGTAACTATGTTAGATGATCCATTAAGATTGATTAGGGCATTTAGATTCTCAATCACCAAAGGTTTTGAGATATCACCTACGATTTGGGAGACTTGTTTAATGGATAGTGTTGTAGATAAATTAGAGCTGGTAGTATCAAAGGAAAGAATCAGAGAAGAACTTTTAAAGATGTTAAAACACGATACGTTAAAGTCTTTGGAATTGTTTTCTAGAATAAAAACAGTTAACCCTAAAATTTTGGACATTATGTTTGGTGGGGATATGTGGTTAAAACCAACATTTGAAAAATAAGGATATGAAAGAGATACTTAAAAAATATGAAGAGGATGGATTGTTATACAGACAATCCCATCAGACATTGGATTTAGATATTTGGAATTATTCTGAAAAGGTTCAGTACGAAGGACTATGGGATGACATCACATTAATGTGTCGTGGATTAGTTACAAACTCTAATGGGGATATTGTGGCAAGACCATTCCGTAAATTCTTTAACATAGAAGAGGGTAGACATACACCTACAGAACAATTTAGTGTCTACGAAAAGATGGATGGTTCTTTGGGTATTCTATTTTCTTATAATGATGTTTGGGTTTTGGCGACTAGAGGTTCCTTTACTTCTGATCAGGCAGTTAAAGGGTTTGAGATGTTGAAGAACTATGGCTATGAGAAACTTCATAAAGATTATACATATCTGTTTGAGATAATATATGATGAGAATCGTATTGTGGTAAAATACTCATTTGAGGATTTGGTTTTATTGGGTATGATAGAAACTAAAACTGGTTATGAAGTTGATTTATGTAATGAAGAGAATGATATCAGATTAAAAAATTTAATAACTAATATTGGTTTTAAGGTAGTAAAACAATACGATGGTATAAAAGACTATTCATTATTGAAGGGAATGATAGGAGACGATGAAGAAGGTTTCGTTGTTCAGTTCTCTAACGGTGATAGGATGAAAGTTAAGGGTGAGGAGTATCTTCGTCTACATAAGATAATGACTAACGTATCTACCACTGCAATATGGGAAATGTTAAGTGAGGGTAAAGATGTGTTGGAGTTATTAAAAGATGTACCAGATGAATTCTACAATAAAATTAAATTATATGTTAGTTCTTTAAACTATGGGTATTACCAATACTGGAATCAATTAGGTAAAACATATGATTACTTTAGGTTTGGTAAATATGGTGACATAGAAGTGGAACCGACTAAGAAAGAGTTTGCGGAATTTATTAAAGATAAACACCCAATCGTTAAGGCAATAATGTTTGCGATGTGGGATGGAAAAGATTATGATAAGATTATTTGGAAGGCACTTAAACCAGAATTTAAAAAGTTATGATAGATAATATAGAATTAATTAAACCGTTATTAAATTTCACAGAAAAAGGTGACTTTTATATGTTGTATGTCTTTAAAAGAAAGAAGGATCAACCAGAAGGTGAAAGAGATAACCACCAATCAGTTCGTACTATCAAAACTTATTGTATTGATTCGGTAGAACATTTAGAAAGAAGATACGATGAGGTAAAACAATTATGTGAGATGTTTAAGGCTAGGGCATACATTCACGTTCAGAAACAAAATCATAATGATGTTTCTTTGAATATGTTGTCATTACTTGCGGAACGTATTAGAGACGGTGTGACAAATCAGAAAGGTTTGTTTGATTCTGTTGTTGGACAAATTAAAACACAGGAGAAGAGATGGATTGTAGATGTAGATGGTGAACACCTTTATAGTCCTGTGATGATAGCATTTATTGAATATAAATGTGATCCAATTACCAAAGTTAAATTTGACGAGGTAGGAATGCCAATTGGACATGAAGTTGGACCCAAAATAGAGGCAATTATACCAACTAAAAATGGACACCATTTAATCACAAAAAAGTTCGATGTAAAGAAGTTCAAAGATAAGTATCCTGACGTAGACATACAAAAAAAGAACCCAACATTACTTTTTTTACCTGATTGTTTGGATAATTAAAAATTAATCATTACTTTTACAATATGAAATTAGTTTTAGAAAAAGGTCAACGTATATTTTTTACAAGTGACACACATTACAATCACGCTAATATTTGTTCTGCGACTACAACTTGGGTTGGTGCGGAGAATCTAACTCGTAAGTTTAAGTCTCTTAGTCAGATGAATGATGCATTGGTGAATAATATTAATGAAGTTGTTGGTGAAAATGATGTGTTAGTCCATTTAGGCGATTGGAGTTTTGGTGGGTTTGAAAAAATTTCTGAATTCCGTAATCGTATTGTCTGTAAGAACATTCATTTAACGTATGGTAATCACGATCACCATATTCGTAATAATAAAGAAGACATAAAGGATATCTTCAGTTCTACACACGATTATTTGTTTTTAGATATTCGTCGCCCATCTATTGTTGGTAAAGGACAAATGGATAAATACTCTTTTGTGTGTATGCACTATCCAATTGCGTCTTGGGATAGTATGAATGACGGTGTAATTCATTTACACGGTCACGTACATTTACCACCTAATTTACGATTGGGTGAGGGTAAATCATTAGATGTTGGAGTAGACGGTAACAACTTACACCCAATATCTTTGGACGAGGTTTTATCTATCGTTAAAAACCAACCTATTAGAAAATTATCCTTACCAAAGGATCATCACGAAAAAAGAATTTAAATTAAATTAATATATATGAGTAGAGAAAGTAGTTCTAGTGGAATTGGAATCGGGATGGTTCTTTTCCTTATTTTTATGGTTTTAAAATTGACAAACCATATTGATTGGAGTTGGTGGTGGATCACAAGTCCTTTGTGGATACCATTCTTATTATTCATTATCTTTTTGGTGATAGGTTATTTAATTTTAAAACGATGAGTGAAAAAATTTTATATATTGTAAGAGGTGTACCTGGTTCAGGTAAATCTACATTCGCTAAAAGATTAGTGGGAGACGATTTCTTAGTTTGTGAGGCAGACAAATATTTTGTCGATAAAGAAACTGGGGAGTATAATTTTGATTTTACCAAAATCAAAGATGCCCATAAATTTTGTCAGGATACTGTCGAAACATATATGAAGGATTCGTTGGTTAATGATAACTTCTACAGAGAGATTGCCGTTTCGAATACCTTCACACAAGAATGGGAAATGGATCGTTATTATGAGTTGGCGAAACAATATGAATATAAAGTGTTTTCAATAATCGTAGAGAACAGACATAATGGTATAAATGAACACGGTGTACCTGAAGACAAAATTCAGATAATGAAAGACAGATTTGAAATAAGTCTATAAAATACTTTACTATGTGGTGGAGTATTATATAATTAAATAAAAAAATATTATGAGTAAAGTTGAACTAAATAAGAGTGTAACAGTCCATTACACAGGAAGATTAGAGGACGGAACAGTATTCGATTCATCACTAAGTGAAGGAAGAGAACCATTAAGAACTATTTTAGGTCAAGGTAATTTAATTCCTGGTTTTGAAAAAGGTATTTTAGATAAAAGTGTTGGTGATAAAGTCACCGTAGAAATTGAACCTTCAGATGCGTATGGAGAATACTTAGATGGTTTAGTGACTACGTTAGAGAAAGGTAGATTCCCTATGGGTGTCAGTGTTGGTGACGTTTTACAATCTGAGAGTGAAAGAGGTACTATGGTGGTAACTGTTACAGAAATTACTGATGATGGTGTTACAATAGACGCTAATCACCCTATGGCTGGTAAAAAACTAATTTTTGATATTGAAATTCTAGAGGTAGAATAATTTTATTAGGGGTATTGACATTGTAGATTTTTTTCATTAACATTATAAAAAATTAATAATCACATTATGAAAAACGTCAAAAAAGTGTCTCAAAAGGCAGTTAAAAACAGAGAAGAGGAATTACTTTCTCTATTCGGACCCTCTAAAACAAATGTCCCTACAGAATCATTAAGTTACATTAGAAAAAATCCTAAAAGATTTGTTCAAAAGATAACTCAAATTTATGGACTTAATTCTGTAGTTAAGTGGGTAGGTGAGAAAGCCTAATTCTCTAAAGTTTTTGTTTGAAGGGGGGGTACATTTTGTACCCCCCTTTTATATTTATATAATAATAAAAAGATAAAAAATAAAAAAAATGAATTTAGATGAAATTTTAAAATCCGATAAACCAGTTTTGGTTGATTTTTGGGCGGCTTGGTGTGGTCCATGTAAAATGATGAACCCAGTGATAGAACAAGTGAAAAGTAAAAATGAAAACTTAGAGGTTGTTAAAGTTAATGTTGACGAGGAAAGGGAATTGGCAGTTAAATACCAAATAAGAAGTATACCAACATTAGTATTATTTAAAGAAGGTAAACCAATATGGAGAAATAGTGGTGTACTTAATGAACAAATGTTAACAGATAGAATAAAAGAAGTACTTTAAAATAAAACCCACTGATGTGGGTTTTTTTATTTTATAGAATATTTATAGATAATAACAATAATAAAGTTTTTTTGTGTGAGAAAATTAATACAAAAAATTATGAAAATCTTTAAAGATATTCTAACAGAAAAAGGAATATATTCTCAAAGTAGAATATATCTGTTATGGGCGATTATTGCTTACTATGTTACATTAGGTGTATTATTGGTTGCTGGTATGAATAAAACTACTCAGTTAGATATTGAAAAATTTAAAATTATTATTGATGCACTTGAATATGCAATGGTTCTTTTTGCAGGATATACCTTCGGTGGTAAATTCTTAGGGGTTATTAAAACTATTGGTACTCATAGAAAAGACAATAAAAAAGAAGAAGAAGAAGGTAATTAAAATGAAAATTAGGTTAACAGAGAATCAATATAAAAGACTACTTAAAGAAAATGATAAAGAATTTTTGAGTGGTGACGTTGATTTTACCAATATTGATAATAAAGTTACACCTGTTATTGCAAAAATATTCATAGTATTAAAAAATAAAAACTTTGAACCTAGTGGTGATTACCTCAGAATGAAAAATCCTATAGAGTCCCAATCATTCAGAAAGATTGCAGAAGAGTTAAGAACTTTGACTGGATATGAAAACGATGAAGTTATATTACTAACACATAATTATAGTACTGTTATATGGGAAAATATTAATAATACTGATGATTGGAAATCTTTGGTGGGAATACCTTTAGAATATTACGGTAAAATGAATCTCCCACATTCAGTAAGTTGGACAGGATATTTAACTGGTTACGGTAGTGGTAGTATATCTGCATACGCATCTAGTTATGAAAATTTTCAAGAAAAGATAGATGGTGGGGATGTTGAGATAGATTATGAAAATGGTGAAATCGATTATGATGATCGAGACATACATTGGGAGAGAAATTATGATTGGGACTATGAGAATCTAAGTGAAATAGATTTTGATTTAGATAGTATATACTTTAATGGGTAATTATGAAAATAAAATTAACCGAAACACAATACAACAGATTACTTACTGAAGATAAAAACTACGGTAGGTTAGGGGACACCTTCCAACAATATATGGTTAGGGTATTTAAATTATTAGGTAAGAAAAACTTATCTGACGAGGGAATGAAAAAAATAATTAAAGGGGATTTAGGTTTGTCTGATCATGAAACTAATATCCTTTTATATAACTATAAAAATAAATTCCGACCATTACCTATCACAGAATATGATAGTCTAATTGGGGAACCAATAGAATTTGTAGGTACATATAAAATTGCAGTTAATATGCCAACAGTAGTATCTTGTAGGACATATATAGATGGATTTGTTGAAGTTACTGCCAATTCAAAAGAAGATGCAATAAATAAGGTAGAAAATGGTACTTATGAAAGAATGTATTTAGATACGAATTCTTTAGATTTTATGAATCCTGAATTAGATTTTGATTTACCTGATGATGGAGAAATAATGGAGGAGATGACATTAGATAATTTTAGAGATGTGGATTGGAGTGATGAAGATGAGGTTGATTGGAGAGTAAATTTAAAAATATGAAAATAATAATAACTGAAAGTCAATATAAAAAAGTTTTACTAAGAGAATTTGGTGAAACCGTAAGTGATCCTAAGAAATGGTATAGAATGATACTTAAGTGGGTAGGTAATGATCCTAAAAGGTTAAGTTTTGATAGTAAGGAATATGAAACTATTGCCTACGATGATAAAGGTATATACTTAGGTTATTACGATAAAGAAGGTGGGTATGGTTTCGTTGTTACCGAATATGGTATCGGTGTAGATGATTATACTGAAGAGATATTAGACGAAGAAGATGCGGCTGGTGGAGATGCACCTGCAGGTGGATCTTCTACAGTTTGGCCACTTACCGATGTTGGTAGAGGACCTGCGAACCCTATAGATAGTACACCGTGGGGTGTAAGTCCGACTAGAGGGCCCGCAAATCAATTAACGTAATTAAACGTTATTTACCGTTATTGTTTTGTGTGGTTTGTTGTGTAGTGGTTTGATTACTACTTTGTGCTGCTGGTTTAGCAACTGGTTTTTTGTTTTTACATCCGCATCCCATAATTTCTAATGTTTTTTATAGTATTATTTTAATATAAATATCATCTATTTTTTTTAATTGTAAATATTTCACACTAAAAATTTGGTAGTTTGCGAAACATTGCCTATATTTGTAGAAAATATAACATATGAATTTAGATTTTTTGAAAGAAGTTTTGTCCCTACCATCAATATCTGGTGATGAAAGTATGGTTAGAGATTACATTATAGAGTTTGCAAAAACTAACGGCATAGAGTATTACACCGATAAAAAAGGTAATCTCTATCTCACTAAGGGTATGTTAGATTCTACGGACGAATATTTTCCTTGTGTCGTTTCCCATATGGACACCGTACATAGAACACATAGAAATCTAATTGAAAATAAAGTTAGGTTAACCATTAAAGAAGATAATCTAGGTGTGTTAACTGCACATCACCCAGAAACGGATAAACAAACTGGTATTGGTGGTGATGATAAATGTGGTGTCTATGTTTGTTTAGAGTTATTCAACAACTTTGATAAATTAAAGGGTGCCTTTTTTGTTGAGGAAGAAATAGGGATGTTAGGTTCTAAGGAATCTGATGATAGATTCTTTGAGAATGTGGGATATGCAATCCAATTCGACGCACCATCATCAAACTGGATAACGGAAGTATGTAGTGGTGTTAAATTATTCGATGAAGACTTTAAAACTGAGATTAAAGGTGTCTTAAATGAATCGGGTTACCATAAATTTAGTATTGACCCATTTACCGATGTTAATCAATTGGCTAAGAAATATGACTTTAACTGTTTGAATTTAGGTTGTGGTTATTACAGACAACACAGTGATTTGGAATTTGTAGTGATTAGTGAGGTTGAGGATTCTTTGGTTGCAGGTGTAAACCTTATTTCTAAATTAAGTAGCAAAAAATATATCCATAAAAAAGTTGAGGTTAAACCTATATTAAATGAAAGTTATGGTAATGGGTATTACAGTAATGTAGATTACGATAAATTTGGTGACTTCGATGACGATGTTTTTAAAGATGAGTTTGATGAGATGGGTGCAGAAGTCAGTGAAATGGTTATAACTATGTTTATTGGTGGTATTGGTGAGAAAGATATTTACGAAGAAGTTTCAAAGTACCTAAGAGACTATTATACTAATTATTAATATTATGTTTAATTTTGATTTTGACGAATTGGATAGAAGTCAAATTAGAACATTTGTTTTAATTGCAGTTTTAGTTTTTTTTAGTATTGTTGCAATACTTTTGATTTTCCCAATAATTTTTTATATAATTGTATTCTTAGGTATAGTAATACCATCTTATTTCCTTTATAAAAACTATAAAAATAAATAATATGAATAGTGACATCTTAAAAGAAAAAAACATTGTAGATAGAATCCTTAATGATTTATCTAAGTACGGTGAGATACCCAATAAAGGATTTTTATCTGGTGGGGCAGTTGCGAATACACTAATGGGTTATGTGTGGGACGGAGAATACCCTATTAATGACTTAGATATTTTTATTGACGATACTGATAATATGTTATTCCGTACCGTAACTACACCATTGAGATCAAATAAATTAATCATTGAGGGTGATGGTTATATGGTTACTAAATTATCCTACGATCACGGAAGTAACTATCAAATAGCGTCTGTGGAAAGAGAAGGGTTTTTGAATACGATATTTATACATTCGGCTCGACAAAATGTTGGTTATTCATATATCCTTAACGGATTCGATTTTAATTGTTGTCAAGTTGGGATTGATTTAGATAATAACACTATGTGTTATACAGAATCTTTTGAGAATTTCCTTAATAACAAACAGTTAGAGGTTACTGCAATTTATACGCCAGCACACACTGCCATTAGATTGTTTAAAAAATTAGATGAACTTAAATGTTATTGTAATGTTGAGGAGTCAATGAATCTGTTATCTCAACCGTTATTAATGGAAAACATAATCAATTTAAGTCCTAGACATTTTGGTTTATATTTTAGTACAAAGTATAAAGAAATGTATTTCACATATTACAATAAAATAAGAGAATATTTTAAATTAACTAAATTCTTCGATCATAAGAAGAGTATGTGGAATTTAAGAAATGGTGTTAGTCAGGTTGATAACTCTAATCATGTGGCAAATTGGTTGAACCCAAATGCGAATATACCAACAGAGGTATTAAGTAATTGGGCTAAAAACAATGATATAATGTGGACACTTACACCCAAAAAATATGTTGATGTAGATCCTGAGATCAGAAAAGTTTTATTCGGTATCAGTTTCAACCCTTTAACATTCATGAACGCATATAACATAGTTAAGGGTAAAACTAATAAAAAGTTAAAGTCTAAGGCGGAGAAAGTTGTTATGGGTGATTACTACCTATGTAAGGTTATCTCTTTGGTGGATAATAATTTCTACAACTGTGATTTCGATTCTTCACACGTTAAAGAATTAGAATCTTTTATGGATAAGGATAGATGGGTAGTACCATATATCGCAAAGAATAGATTAAACCTACAAGAATCATTAAATTTAAGTAGAGAGATTAAACGGGTTTATAACAACGAAGGTGAGTGGGTTTCAGAATTAGTATCAGGATACTTAACTACCGTTAATAAATTTTATAAAGTTACATATGAAAGTATTGTTGAGGGTATTAGGAAAGATAAAGAGAAATTCTGCGTCAACCTTTATGAACCATTAGATTTTAGTGATTTAACTTTACCTGAAGGTGTAAAAATAAAAGAGTTGAGTACTGAGTTAGATTTACAATGGGCGGGTAAAAAACTAAAAAATTGTATGAACAATCCTGGACAAAATTATAAAGATAAAATTATAAAGGGTGATACTAAACTATTTGTAATTATAACACCGAACAATATGTCAGGTTTAGAACTAAGGTTAGTCGAAGACTCAGTTTATAAAGAAGTACAATTATTATCATATTGTAATAGAGTGAGTAGTGAGTATCACAGAATTATTTCTACTATTTTTACAAACTATGTCAATATGATACATTTGAGAAAAACTTATGAAAGTAAGATTAATAATTTCATAACTATTGATATGTTGAATAGAGGTATTCTCGTTAATGTAAAAGATGAAGACACCTCAAAAAATAGACAGTCGTTTGGTTTGGGGATGATAGATGAATTTGAGGGGTTTGAAGAACCAGTACCAATGGATGAACCTATAATGGAACAGGAACAAGTGCCAGTAGTACATATGGTACGAGATGACAATGGATTTCTTAGAAGGGCACATAATCAAAATGAAGAGTATTACCCACACAATAGAAATATTAGAATGGAACTGGAGGCACTTTTACCAAATATAGGTCCTGATAATGAAGTACGTGATAATGAGGTAGATGGGTATGGGTACGAATATCCTGATCACAGGGCTTAGAAATTTATGTATAAAATATAACAATATTCCCATTCTCCCAGATATTTATTATTAAAATATGGGGAGATGGGAACAAAGGAAAATAAGGGGTGTGTCCTATTCTATCTTGGTAAAACCAAAGAAGAAGAACTTATGTCAAATTTTGATCGAATATATGACATCTACAAATTTTTAGCAATAAAAAAGGGATTCTTAGGTGAAATTAAATTCGTAGAATCCCTTGAAACTATCTATATATATGTTAAAATTTCTTAGATTGTTTTAGAAACGTTTAATGATTTGTTTATCTCATACAATCCAACCTTATCGTTACCGACAATCTTTAAGTTGTCAATAATCTCTTTAAATTTATTTTCTTCTTCTCTTTGTTCAGTAACAAACCACTGTAAGAAGTTTTCTGTTGTGTAATCACCAACTTCTTTACATTTACTAATAATCTTATTAATTGAATTAGTAACCTTTCTTTCGTTGGATAATGACATCTGAAAAAGATAGAGGATATTAAATTCTAATTCTTCGTCATCCATATAGTTATAATTTGGTACTATTGGATTTCCTTCTTGTTCTAAAACATACTCAAACAATTTAACCATATGTTCTCTTTCTTCATTTGATTGATTTAGGAAAAATTTAGATATACCGTAATAATGATTTTCACTAAATTTTTTAGATAGGTTTAGGTAAAAATACGATGCCGTATTCTCTAACCATATTTGTTCGTTTAATAACGATAAAACTTCTTCATTCATGTTAATTGTTTTGTTCTTTTTTTTTCTGATTATATATTGCCTTAATTTTCTCTTCTCTTTTTCTGACAGATTCTTTTAAATATTCCTCTCTGTCTTTACATTCTTTCACAATTTTGGTTTTTACGAATTTACCTTTCAACTCCTTTAAACCTCTTTCGATGTTACCGTTTTTAATTTGTACTATTAACATTTATTTATTTTTATTATTAAATATGGTTATTTACTCAAAAATTAATATTTATTAGTAAAATGTAAAGGTTAATAATGAAATTTAGTGAAATATTAAGTGAGGAGTTAGATAGAAACGGAATTAGGAGAGTACTCAATACAATTCAGAGACGTTTTATAGATAAATTAGAAAAAAAACCTAATTCATTGTACCCGTTTGATGGGTCTATGGTAAAGGTAGATTCTGTATATATACCATTATTTGATTTCATCAAAGAATTCATAACGACAGAATATTCTGATATGATGAATATATTTTACACTTTCATAGTAGAGTACAATACTGAAGGTAACTATGAAAATGTTGATTCATTAGTAAAAATAAGTGAAAGTGAATTGGAGTCTATGTTTTCCGATGAAGTTATTATCTTATCTAAATATTTAGAACATCACCATTTTTAATTAGTAAAGAATCTTCATTATATTATGGTTTGCCTATATATTATGTTTATGAAGAAGAAAATTTCTTTTGTTTTGGGGATTTCCATCAAATGGTTGACGCAACAAAGGAATTTCTTAAAGATCGTTATTGGGATAGAAATGAAATTATACAAAGTATTGGTATAGAAAATTACATAGGTTACCTTTATGTTGAAGATAAAGATATAATACCTAAAGAAATGGATATTTTCGAATATTTATTAGAAAATGAGTTTATAGAAGTTAATGAAAAGGGTAGAATTGTTATAAATGAAATACCACCTTATTTTAAATTCGATTGGGATGAATTTATTGATGACGAATCAAAACACGTTCATTTCGATCAACTTAGTGATTATGGGCAAGTTTATAAGTATGGTGGTGGTTATGACAATGATGGTACATATTATATGATTAAAATAGATTATTAGATGAGAAGATTAATATTAGAAAATGAAATAACTCCCTTTTATAAAAGGGTTTTAAAGTTACTTAATAAAAAGTTGGGTGAAGGTGAGGATGCCAGCGTAGTTTGGGATATACTATCTAATGAATTATCGATAGATGATACAGATACTAAAATAGAAATATTACATCTTTATACTAATCATTATGATGAATTAGGTAATTACGATAATTTAACTGATGCAGATTTAGAAGGTGTGAACGATACTTCTTCATATAATAATGAATTAGTTGCTTTGTCAATGTTTTTAGATATACCACCGATTTTAATAGAACACGAAGGTAGTCATCATGGTTTAGATACTTATAGGGATTTAACTTCAGATGAGGTTTATGCGGTAGGTGATGACGATGAGGTTAGTAGTGCGATGGAAGACTATTTTGATGGGTATGTTGATGAAGTTGGTGGGGTAGATAATATAGATAGATATACCGTTGATGACTTTATAGAGTTAGACCAATATAGTGTTGATCAATACGCAGAAGAAACTGCAGATTATAGGCTCGATGATATGACTGAAGAAGATGTAATATCAGAGGCAGGATATGACAGTAGAGAAGAGTATGAAGAAAGGATGGTAATATTAGAGGAAAGAATTGATGAGTTAAATAACCTTTTAGAAGAAAAAGAAAGTGAATTAGAAGAGAGGTTAGATGACGATGAAGATTTTTTTGGTACTGAAGAATATGAAGAATTGAAAGAAGAGATTAATGACTTAGAAATAGAACTTTCGGATAAACAAACTACATATGAAGGATTGGGAGATGAGTTAAGAGAACTATTTGACACTGCGAGAGAAGAGTTACGTGACACAATGGTGAGTGAGATAATTAGTGAAATTGATAATGATGGTGTAGATTATTTTGTAAATAATTTAGGGTTAAGTTTTAAGGAGGCAGTAGAATATTATTGTACATTCGATGAGTCTGGTTTAGAGAGATATCTCGCAGAAAATGAAGACAGAGGTAATACTTTATCTGGTTATGATGGTAGTGAAAATGAAGAATATTATAATGGGGTAACTTATTATATTTATAGAACAGATTAAATATATAAAAAAATGAAGATAAAATTAAACGTAAGTCAATATAAAAGATTACTATCAGAAATGAGACATGATGGTAAGTCCACTGGTTTATTTGCGGATGAAGAACCTAAAGTGGTTAATGAATTCGGTAAAAAAATGAAATCGTATGTTAATGATAAAAGTGATGAATTAAAAAATTCTTGGAAAACTTTTGTTAGTGTGGCGAAAAGAGAAAAGGGTGAAACAATTGAGTTACTTAAAGTATTACAAAAACTTGTAAGTGGTAAAGAAGTAACTGAAAATGAAATAAAACTATTGAAGGCACAGTCTAAAGATATTGTAAAGATAGTTGCGGTTATGGGTATGGGAGCAGTATCAATGGCAATACCACTATTGTTGGAAAAGGTTTTAAATAAATACGGTATATCTATAATGCCTAGTAGTCATAAAGAATTGGGTAGTGAAGAAAGTACTGAAGAAATTAATGAAGGTAAAAAGAAAAAGAAAAATACATTGTGTGCTAGAGGTGTAAGTGCTGCAAAATCTAAATACGATGTTTATCCTTCTGCATACGCTAATGGTTATGCAGTTCAGGTATGTAAAGGTAAGATTAAAGGATTGGATGGTCAAAAAAGATGTAGTGGAAGTTACTGCAGTGGTAAAAGAAATGAATCATATAATTTTGACGATATAGAAGTTGCGGAAAGATTAGATGAAGATTTGGCAGTTTGGTTTGGTACTAAAAAAAAGGGTAAAGGTACTAAACAACCACAAGGACCTTGGGTTAACATATGTAGAAAAAAAGAAGGTGGTGGACATCCTGAGTGTGGTAGAAGTGATTCCGATAAAGGTGGATATCCAGTTTGTAGGGCAAAGAGTGTTGCTGCGAATATGAGTCAGGAGGCTAAAGATTCTGCGTGTAGACGTAAGAGAGAAAAAGAAAAAAATGATGGTAAATCAGGAAAAGGACAATCACCAAGTCCTATTAAAGTTAAAAACTATAAACCTAAAAAGAATGAATCATTAAACTACGATAGAATGTTAATTACTGAAAACAGGACTATCATTAGTGAAGGTTTAAGATATCATATAGATAATGAAATACCATTAACTGAATCAGTTTATAGATATGGTAGTGAATCTTTCTTTAACTTAATAAACGAAGTTAGAGAATTATATACAAACGGTAAAATTGATTTATCATTTAATGATGAGGAGATTATAAGAACCGATATTGGTAAACAAGGTATCTATGAGGGTAGAAAGGTTTGGTTGGACATACCAAATGAGTATATGGAAATAAATGAGGCAGAATATAAAGGTAAGACAGTTGAGTTGAGTAAACCTAAAAGAGGTGGTAGTAAAAAGTTTTATGTTTATGTGATGTGTAATGGTAAGGTTAGAAAAGTTTCCTTTGGGGCAAAATCTGGTGGATCAAATTTGTCAGTAAAACTTAGAGACCCTAAGGCTAAAAAGGCGTTTTCAGATAGACACAATTGTCCACAGAAAAATGATAAATGTAGTGCTGGTTATTGGAGTTGTAGATTACCGAGATATGCAAAACAATTAGGATTATCAGGTGGAGGTACTTGGTGGTAAATAAAAATAAAAAATTAATGATATGAAAAGAATAGTTAAATTAACGGAAGAAGACATTAAAAACATGGTTAGAAAAACTATGGACCAAATTAATGTACAAGGTAATGAACATCACGATAGAGGAAATAGATATATGTTCTTCTCAAACTTACAACAAATGAGAAGACAATGTGATATATTATTAGATATGGATCCAGAAATGGTTGAGGGTGTTTTAGAAAATGGACACGATTGGGCTCAAGATCACATTGCGGAAGCAAAAAACAATATGGATCAAGTATTTGATTTCTTAATGAATGAAAGTAAAAAGTATGGTATGGAGTTATCTATGAATATAGATGATAGTGATATGATGAATGAAAAGTGGAGTAAAGAATATAAAAATTCCATAGATTGTAATAACCCAAAAGGGTTCTCTCAGAGAGCACATTGTCAAGGTCGTAAGAAAAGATAGTATGGATTTTCCGTTTGAAGAAAATAAAATAAATGGTTTTTATGTTCGTAAATTTTCTGATAATGTAGAGAATAGTGAATTGGTTTGGCATAGAGATAAAGAAGATAGGATTGTTGAGAGTGTTGGACATACGGATTGGATGGTTCAATTAGATAACCAACTACCTATCCCATTAACAGAAACAGTACTTATACCAAAAGAAGTATATCACAGAGTAATTAAAGGTACTGGTGAATTAACAGTTAGAATAAAAAAATTAAATGATTAAGTTAACTAACATATTAAAAGAATCTGAGAGTAATTTATCTTATTTAGATAATAAAGTTTATAGGAAATACTTAAATGTCCTTAATAAAAAATATCCAGAAATACAAAACGAAGTTAAGAAATATGTTTACCCTAATAATGAGTGGGGTGTAGAATTTAATGATAGTAAACCATATAAAAAAATGTTTGATTTCTTTGGTGCAGACTTTTTTAATTTGGATGTTGAAGAAAAAAGTGATTTAATATTTCTTTTTATCATTAATTTAAATGTTAATGATTTTTTAACTGAAAAATTAAATGTTGGGGATGGGTTGTATTTTGTTACTTTAGAAGTTGCGCAAGAAGGTAGTGAATATGAAACAGAAACAAATCGTGTAACCTGTGATGAATGTAATGGAAGAGGTAGTGAAACATATGAATGTCCTTATTGTGAAGGTACTGGTGAAATTAGTAATGAAGAAGATGAAACATTTGCCTGTGATGACTGCAATGGTTCGGGAGAAAATGAGGAAGAATGTTCATATTGTGGGGGTGATGGTGAGTATGATGAGGAAGAAGAAAGATACACTAAACATATAGAAAAGTGGAATATGATTATGACTGAAAAACCTAATCTTAGTCAAATAGATTATGGTACTTATTTTATTGAAAATTATAAAGACAAAGTATATATGATGACTGAAATGAATTCTTTCTGGGATACTAAGACTGAAAATTATGAATCCCAACTACCAGAAGATTCAGAAATTTTAGATTATGATGTCAGTGAGGCAAATAGGTTTGGAATAAGATATATTGTATTGTGATATGGAAATAGATTTCAGTAACATAACACCATTAGATTTAAGGATATTAAATCATTTAAGAAAGAATTCGGTAACAGATGAGTGGGAACCACTTTATAACTATTTGATCAATAATTTTAATACTGATCCTGAGGACACACAAAAAATTATCCTAATTTATAGTGATGTAAAAAATGAAAATATAGATTTTAAGAACGTTAACGATATACACACACCAAACATCGATTACTCATCCTATGATGAAAAAAGATTGGCGTTTGCGGAATTTATTAACGTTGATCCTGTTTTTGTAAAACCATTCGCAACATATCTTTCTAATCTTTCTTCTTTTAAAGTATTAATACCTTCGATTAGTTATAGTACTAGATATGTTTATTATATAGGTGACTTTTATGCGGTATATAGAGAATCGGAAATGAAAATTCGTGAAAAATTAGATGAGGAAGGATGGGATTTTTTTAGTCATAGTTTTTTAATTGATTATGTCGAAATTAATCGTCAATATTTAGATTATAACGTAACTGAAATTGCTAAAGAAGAATATGAACGTGAAATAGGTAGTTCTAAATTTAATGTGGAATCAAAAGAAAATCTTTTAAAAAATATTGATAAATATGATGAATACGAAGATTTAAAGTATACGTTTGATGAATTGACTGAAACTAAAAAAGAAATAGATAAAACTTTTTTAGGGTTAGATAATAACATCAATAAATTAGAGAAAGAAAAAAGAATTATTGAGATAGAAATAGAAAGGTTATCTGATATTACAGATTATGGTGATGATGAAGATAGTTACTCAACAGAATTTGAGGGAGAAATAGAGGATTTAGAAAATAAACTAAATAAAATTGAAAACAGATTAGAAGAGGCTGAGTATGAATATAACCAACATTATAAAGATTATGATTCATTAGTAGATGAATTAGAAGATGTAACCGAAGATTTATCCAAATATGAGGGAGATAATTTCGAAAAGTTATATATGACTATTAGGAAAGAAAAATTAAAAGAAGATTATAGTTATGATATTGAAGGGTATGTAGATGAATTAGGTTTAACTTTAGGTGAGGCAATATCCGATAACATTTTAATTGTAGATGAAGAGTACATAATAAGTGAGGCAATAGAAAAAGATGGTCCTGAATATTTCATTGGTGACTTAACAAAAGATGTTTTTATTTATAACGGTGAGGAATATTACGTTCTTTGGTAATATTGACATTTTAAGAAAAAATCCTTATTTTTGTATAAAAAGATATGGATAAACCAATTAACCCAAACGAAAGGGTAGTTCACCCGACTCATTATAACAGAGGTATTGAAATGTGGGATTATGCACATTCACATAATTTAGATTTTTTTGAGGGCAACATTGTTAAATATGTTACTAGATGGAAACAGAAAAACGGTATCGAAGATTTAAAAAAGGCAAAACAATATTTAGATAAACTTATCGAATTAAATGAGAGTAATAATTGCAGGTAGTAGGGACTTTAATGACTACGAAAAACTAAAGAAAAAATTAAATGCAATTCTCGAAAATCAAAAAGATGTTACTATAATATCTGGTACTGCAAATGGTGCAGATAAGATGGGTGAATGGTATGCAAATGAAAATCACCTTAAGTTAGAACAGTATCCTGCGATGTGGGATTTATTCGGTAAGAAGGCTGGGTATATGAGAAACGAAGAGATGGCTAAAGTCGCAGATGCGGCTATAATATTTTGGGACGGTAAGAGTAAAGGGTCCAAACATATGATAGATATCTCAAAAAAATATAATTTAAAATTGCGCATTGTGATGTTTTAGCATATTTATTTTCAAAAATATGTTATGGATTATATTATAGATGAAATTTATGAAATTTTTTGTGATACAGACAAACTACTTACAGTAACCTTTAAGGTTGAGGGTGACATTGAAGATTCTTATAGGGAATTAATTGACAGTGAATATTATAATTGGTGTAACGAACATTACATTACCGAAGGTGAAAACTTAGTAGACTATGATCGTTACGATGATGAAGATGAATATATGTCAGACTTCTTTAATCACGACAAATGGAATATGTATTACTCCAATGAGGATATGATTATTGAATACTTATATGAGAACTATTCAGATTTGAGAACCTTACCTTCACCAAAGGTAGATTAGTATCTCCAATCTATCCAATCTATAGAGTCACCTTTATAGTATTCTACATATAGTACATCGTCAGTCTCAATATCCTGAACTCTAGATTCTGTTGGTTTACTAACAGAATTTGTGGAAGAATTATATACACTGTCATCATATATATGAACCATTTTACCAAATAGTTTAGACAGTATTTTTTCAGAATCTGTTGAGTCAAACCCCATAGAATATAAATTGTATATGTAAGGTGGTTCTAATTTGGGTACTACTTTATCTATTAAGTCATTGGTAACTGATTCGTTTATATCACCCATCGTATGAATCTGTAAATTCTCAACACCTTTATCGAAATCTGCCCAATCACCGTTAGGCCATTCCCTATAGGTTAGTCTACCATTATTTCTATCCCTAACTTCAATGAATTGTTGGTAAAAATCCAAATGTACTTCTTTACTAAAAACAACACTAAGTATTGTATCCCATTCAGATTGTGGTATACCTAAAGATTCTAAATCAGAAAAATAAGGTGGATTGATTAATTTTGAAATTTTATCGAATAAAATTTTTTTTTTATCGATAGACTCGTTGACTAAATCATTTACACCACCTTTTATAATTTGCCCATCACTAGTGACTAAATTAACTTTTAAGTTTACTCCATTTTCTTTTCCCCACTGTTTAAACTCAATGGCGTGTGGTTCTCTATCTTCCCACATTTCTATCTGATTAACATTAGGGAATCTATTCAGTAGACTTTTAATGGTATTAAATTTACTAGTCAAAGTATCGCCATTACCTTTATAGTGATATTCATCAAAAGATATGTTATGTAATAGTAATAATTCTTCTATTTGTTCTGACTGATGTGGTATTCTACCTGTTAACATTATTACTAAAGTACTAGGATTAGATTTCTCTCTTAGGTAATCTGCAACAGTATTTTCTATAGGTTGTATGTCGAATACTGCATCATCTAAAGACTCTGGTTTACTCCACCATCCTATATGTGGATATTCTTTACCAGTAAATTCCTCCCACTGTTTCTTACCTTCTTCAGGGTGTGGTGTCTTCATTAATGTACCATCGAAATCAAATATTGAAATTTTGTTGATTAGATTATAACTTTCTACTAGTAATTTTACTTTCTTATTGTATCTAACACTTTCGTTTAAATCTAAAACACTACCTGAAACCCAATTAGTTAATTCTTCTATGGGTGTTATATGTGTTTGATCATCGTATGTGAATTTAACTTTATTATTTTTAAAGTCGATATCGTTACTATATAGTGTTAATATACCATTTCTAGCCATATAATATTCACCCTGCGAAGTGTCTGTTATTTTTTTAAAACCTAATTTATTTAATAAATCTAAAACATACTTTCTATTTAATATTAACTCCTCTAAGTCAATATCTTCTGATTCAGTAATTTTTTCTATTGTGGATTTTAATGATCTGTTTAGTTCGGTAACCACCTCATCTACACCATCACTATCAATCCACTCACCGTAGTAAGCATCCTCCAAATCAACATCAGGTTGTATTTCCGCATCTTTTAATTCAGAAAGATTAAGTAGATTCCTTTCTTTTACTATTTCTATTAATTCAACATACGGTATTTCTATACAATAATCACCGAATCTACATCTAGTTTTATTAGTATCGTATTTAATTTCATTTGTATAAGTTTTTCTTACACTATCTTGTCTAGCCCTAGTTATGACAATACTCATCTCACCTATATAATCATCAACTATCCTTTCGTAATATTCTTTAGGTAATACTTCACCTAAAAAATCGTTAACTTCTTGTTCCCCAATCTTTTTACCATCTTTACCAGGCCATTCAGATAACCCTGACAGTATCGCCAAAGTTTCTAAGTGTTCTACTGTCTCATCATTAGTATATACATAATCAAACTCTGATGTTTCTATTTCTTCATAGTAATCACCATAAGAACTAAATGCCTCATAATATTTCCATAAATCATCATCACCTAACCCAGAAAAATATTTTTCCCATTCATCTCTATCTAAAGTTATTGTCACTGACTCATTTCCAAAGTCTAAACAGGGTGTATTGTAGTTATTACATAAAACAAACCAGTCACCGATTAAAGAGTCTAATTTTTCACGATTGTTATCATATAACTCATCTATATATTCATTTACGTTTGAATTTAATAAAGATATATTATTCAAAAAATTGAGAAGAGGTCCTTCTCTATCTACTTCTATTGTATCGTAATCACCAGTACCCTTATTATAGTACCAAAGTCTATATAAATCTAGTACCTCAGATTTATCCAACCCAAATTCATCTTTAAGTATTTTAAACACTTGATCCTTATTGGAGGTGTTATCAATCTTTTTATCTAAATAGGATAGTATTTTTATCTCAAATTTCGTAAGTTTGTCCATATTAATAAATATATGAAATAAATATTAAAAAAAAAGTATAAAATGTTTGGCAGAATGAAAAAAGGTCCTTACATTTGTAGATATAAAACTAAAAGATATGAGTTACTTAAATTTTAATGAGATTGGACAACGTTGTCCTTCGGCTTTGACACAAGAACCGTCAAACCATTTGTCGAACATTTATCGATTCATTCCGACTACGGAAGTGATTGATTTATTGGGGGAACAAGGTTGGTTACCTACACAGGCGATGCAAACTCGTTCTCGTAAGGGACATGAGTCAAAGATGCCGTTTAAGAAACATATGTTACGTTTCAGAAATGAAAATAACATTAACATCGCCAGAGAGATTGGGGACACACACCCAGAAATCCTTTTGACGAATTCACACGATGGTTCATCATCGTTTAAGTTTCACGTTGGTTTATTCCGTTTGGTGTGTTCTAATGGATTGGTGATTGCGGATAAGACTTTCGATGAGTTCCGTGTAATGCATAAAGGGTTTCAGAAAGAAGATATCCTTAAAGTTGTTAATATGACAACGGAAAAAATCCCTATGGTTGTTGGTAGAGTTCAGGATATGATGTCTAAAGAACTGTCTATGGCACAACAGTATGATTTCGCTAAGATGGTTGCGGACAACTATTGGGGTGAAGATAAAATGATTGATGTGAATCAGATGCTTAAGATTCGTAGAGAAGAGGACGCTGGTACCGATTTATGGAGTGTATTCAATAGAGTACAAGAGAATGTACTTCAAGGTGGTATCATAACCATTACACCGAAAGATAATGGTAATCTTCGTAGATCTCGTAGTAGAGCGATTCGATCAATCGATCAGAACATTGAGGTTAACAAAATGTTGTGGGAAATGTCGGAATTAGTTTTGTAATTCATAGTTGTTTGTTTGTGAAAGGTGGGGGATTTATCCCCCATTTTTTTTTATATTTTTTTCACTTTTATGATTGAACTTATATTTATAATATAAAAGTTTAAAATTATGATGGAGTTAATTATTGCTTTCATAACAGGTGTTATAAGTCCGATTACAATACTACTGTTTAAGAATTGGTTAGAGAAGAAAAAGAAACCTGATATGGTGGCGGATACATTAGAATTAGGTGAGGTTGTAACACATAAAATAGAGGAAATTAGAGAAGAAATAAGTGCAGATAGAGTTTGGTTGATACAGTTCCACAACGGAGGACATTTTTATCCAACAGGTAAATCGATGGCAAAATTCTCAATGATATATGAAACAGTTAACATCAAAGTAAATTCTATACAAAATAATTTTCAAAATATACCTGTTAGTCTATTCTCAAAATCAATAAATGAATTATTAAAGAATGATGTAATAGAGATAATTGATTTCAAAGACGAAACAATTGCAACTTTTGGGTTAAAGTATATAGCAGAAGAATCTGGTTGTAAATCAGGTTATTTATTCTCAATAAAAAGTATTGATGATAAGTTTATAGGTATATTAGGTGTAGACTATACGGGAAAGAAAACAAAACTTAATGATGACACCATCAATAGGTTGTCAATTAAAGCAACATCAATTGGTGGTGTTTTAATGAATCATCTGAAAGTCTAAACCAGTTTGGGACATCCCTATTTTTCCATTTAGCAAAATCCTTTTTAAAATCAATGTAGTACTTCCTATATGAAAGTATAGGGTTATTATCTATTTTACATTCATCAGGCATCGCCAACTTAAAATCTGTAACAGTACCATTCTCTTTAATTTTTGGTAGGTTTAAAAGACACCATTCAATTATTTCCTGTGACTTATGTCTCTTACCATAACGGTATGTATATTCCTCACATAACTCTAAACCTAAATCACATAACCAAACATAGTTTTCAATACACTCTCTAGTCCAAATGGAACATGGGTGATTTTTATGTGATAACTTATACGGTACATGTTCGGTTTCTTGATTTGTCATATGATGAACACCACAAAGAAGTTGTGCCGTCTCCAAAATCATTTTTACTACGTGTTTATCACAATGCATTTGTGCACACGACTTAGGATCGTAATCCAAAACAAAAATATTCATAGTTAAAAATTTACGTGTTCTTCTTCTACTACACCATCATTAATTCTGTAGTAATTTCCAGTTTTTCTACTGGCACCTTCTTTAATACCAATTAGGGCTTCCCATTTTCCATCAGGAAATTTACAGAGATAAAATTTAGTAAATTGTTCACCGTGCGTTTTTTCTAAAACAGTCTTTAATTCTAAAATTAATTCACTTATTGTCTTTTCCATAAAACATTTATCTTATAAATATCGCCAAATATACTAAATTTTTTTATTAATACAAACGATTGTTGATTTTTTTATTAAAAATCCATATAATTGTTTTATGGAAAATGAAGGAGTAACTAATTCAGTGATTAGATTCATCAATAAAAATGGTGAACTAACACCACAATACTTATCTGATATGAAAGAAAAAATATCTGTGTTGTGGGATTTAAGAGAAAGGATTGATAGTACACTAGATAGATTAAAAATTAACATAATAAAAAGTAGTACACACTTATTAATTGATAAAGTTCATAGGGGTGATAACGAAACTAGTTTGAAGATTTTGGAGAACACTAGAGACAGATCAGTTTTCTATGATTTCATCACAATATTTGATGAGTTAATAGTATTGAATGAACAGTATCTACAAAAGTATGAGAATGAATATTCAGATATTAAAGACATTAAAGATAATTTGGGGTTGAATGATTATAAATTATTCAAAATTATTAATGACATAAATTTGGATAAGTAAAATATTATTTCTATATTTGTTTCAAATAAGACAACTATGGAAAACAACCCTTTGAAAAGTGAAAGAGTGATGAAGTTCTTAGAGAAGTTTTATCCTACTAAAGTAGATAGATTAGGGTTACCTTCATTAATTACTGTTAATGATAAGGATCATTCATTGACTTGTTCTATCGACAGAGTTCATTTGGTTAAGGTTATACTTAATGAACTAAAATCAAATTTTGGTTACGACAACGATCAATCTAAAACTATTGCAGAATTTTATTGTAATGAAAAATACGGTGTCTATAAAAAAATAATACTATCGATATGAAAGATTTCTATTTTTCAAATGAAGAGGAGGAAAAAGATTTTTTAAAAAATCAAAAGTGGTTGATACATAGTTTGATTATAGAAGGAGTTAAAAAGTCGATGAAAGATGGGTTAGATGAAATTGTATTGTTCAGGATCATAAACCCATTAAGTAATTTTATAATGATTTCGGAATTAAGAAAGGAAGATTGGTTTTCTAGTCTGAGTAAAAGTTTAGAATATTTTGAGTCTGTTGAGGAGTATGAGATATGTTCTGATGTTAAAAAACTATTAAAAAAAATAAAAAATGGAAATAGTAAATCAAATGATGGCAAAAAGTAAATGTGTTGCAGTTATTGAAAGTTGTAAAACCTTAGAACAACTGAAAGTTGCTAAGAGGTTCATAGAACTATATAATAAAAAGTATGAAGACTTTTTGGGTTATAATATGTTAAATAGAAAAATAAATGAAAATGAAGAGAGCATTAACTTACGATGATATTCTGTTAGTACCTAAGTACTCGGAAATAGAAACAAGAAACAGTATTGATTTATCAACATTAGTCAGTAGAAGATATGGTATCTTAAAACCTTATGTTGCATCTTGTATGGACACTGTATGTGAATATAGGATGGCAATCAAAATGGTTGAGTTTGGTGGTGTTGGATGTATACACCGTTTTATGACTGTTGAGGAGCAATGTGAACAAGTAGGGAAGGTTATGGAATACATAACTACAAACCATATGCATGAAAATTGGGGTGTTATGTACGATAATTGGCACGCAGAGATACAGGACATACCTGTTATGGCTGCCGTAGGTGTTAGTGAATCAGATGTTAGTAGGGCGGAGAGTTTGGTTAAGTGTGGTGCAAATATAATTTTAATTGATGTTGCACACGGACACCACAAAAATGTTAAAAATATGATTCAAAAACTTAGGGAGGTTTTACCTGAAAGAATAGACATTATTGCTGGAAACATATCAACGGAGGAGTCCGCAATTGATTTATGTGAATGGGGTGCGGATGGATTAAGAGTTGGTATTGGTGGTGGTAGTTTGTGTACCACCAGAATTCAAACAGGACACGGAGTACCAAATGTAACGTCTATCATTGATTGTGTAAAAGGTTCTAAAGTTCCTGTTATGGCGGATGGTGGTATTAGAAGTAGTGGTGATATTGCAAAGGCATTATCAATCGGTGCAGATTGTGTAATGTTAGGTTCACTATTGGCTGGTACCAAAGAATCGCCAGGTAAAATTATTACAAAGGGTGATGGACTTTTATGTAAAAAATATAGAGGTTCTGCTAGTTTAGAAACTAAATCATCTCACGGTCAATCAACAAAACACGTAGAGGGTGAGTCAACATTAATACCTTATAAAGGTAGTGTCGATATCATAATAGAGAAATTAACTGATGGTATTAAATCAGCGTTGTCCTATAGTGGTTCTAACAACATAAAGAATTTCCATTTAAAATCGGAAACTGTGGAAATCACACCTTCGGGTATGGCTGAATCTAAAGCACATTTATTGTGATAAAAAAATATCCTGACAATATAGTTTATAATGAAGAGACTGGTAAATTCGACGCCAATTTAAAGAACTATCCGACAACAGTGGGATCACAAAAGTTTGATCCCATTATTGTCGATAAAAGTGAAGGGGTAAAGGCTGATAAATATTTTAATAGTAGACTAAACGAATTAAAAAAAGAATACGAAACATTAGTCAGTAAATATGTTGATACAAAATTAGTCTATGAATCAGATTACAACTTCCAACCAATAGTTGGGGAAACTTATCATCTATACGAAAGAAAAAATGGGAGTAAATTTTTAAGTATTATACCACCTAGTGAATGGAAACAAAGTTATGTCGGTTCCTATTTATTATTAAATAACGGTACTTGGGAAAAATTATAACTCCTCTACCTTAATTATTTTCACACCCATACCTTTATTTTTAAGGGTAATCTCTTCTTCATGTGGGTACAATATATTGTTTGATAATGTTTCCATAACATTTACCATTAATTTTTCTGCAGATACAGTTAATAAGAAAACCTTTTCCCCTCTACAGTCACCTGCGATACTACCTTTTCTATAATGATTATTCTTAAGATTGTTTTTATTTAAAGAATAGTGTGAACCCACCTTTGACAAATTTATTTCTTCTTCAGAATCGGAACAAATTATCCTATATAAGATTAAAGGGGATTTTAAATTATTTAGATAAGAAACTAATTCTATTAATTCATCAATAGCGTAATCTACATCATAACCCATATAGTCATAATCTTTCATTAGTTTACTAATATCATTTTTAGATAATTTATATTTACTAACATTAGATTCCATAGTTTCATTTATTGGGCTATCACTAATAAAAGGTTCATAATATTTTTTATATAATTTAGGGAAAAAATAGTATATCATAAAAATAGTTAACAATTCCCCATTATTATCGTTAGGTACATTATATTCTTTTCTTAAACTATCAAACACCAATGAGGGTAATTTATGAGATGCGGTTATCAACCTCTTCGAATCGTACCTTAATATATTTTGTAAATAATTCTGACTAACGTTTATAGATGTTCTGTGACAACTACCATCACGAAAACAAAAATTTATAAAATCTTCACCATCTAAAGAAGTATACCTATCTACCAATAAATCAGATAATTTTTCAAACAGTCTTTCGAACCCACTTTTTTTTACTATATCTATATAATCTATTCCCAAAATACTTTATTTTATAAAAATAAATATCTATAATTGTAATAAAATTGTAGATGGCAAAATTATATTTTAGGTACTCAACAATGGGTGCTGGTAAATCATTAGACTTATTGAAAACTGCATATAACTATGATGAGAGAGAAAAAAATGTAATTCTTTTCACGTCTTGTTTAGATAATAGACATGGAACTAAAAAAGTTGCGTCTCGTGTAGGAATAAGTAGAGAGGCACACGTTTTTGATGAGACTACTAACATATTCCAATTTGTAACAGAAAACTGTTATGGTTGTGATTGTGTGTTGATTGACGAATCACAGTTCTTAACTAAAGATCAGGTGTGGCAATTAACTAAAATTGTGGATGAGTTGGAGTGTGATGTTATCACATACGGTTTGAGGTCAGATTTTAAAGCGGAGCCATTCGAAGGATCAATTTATCTTATGACTTGGGCAGATGAAATTGAGGAATTAAAAACAGTATGCAAATATGGTAGTAAAGCCTCTATGAATATGAGACTTAATAATGACATACCTGTTTTTGATGGTAATAAAGTTATGATAGGTGGTAATGATTCTTACTTACCAGTTTGTAGAACACATTATAAAAAAATGAAAGAAAAATATGGAAATTCTTAACACTCACCCAATTAAAAAATCAGATTTAGGGTTTCACGGTAATCTGTTTGGTGGTAAATTACTTGCTTGGATTGATGCTTCTGCTGCAGGTTACTCGATGCAGTTATGTGATACACCCAGAATGGTTACAGTAAGTATTGATCAATGTAATTTTGAGAGGCCTGCAAAGGAAAGTCAACTACTAAAAATATACGCTAAACCTATGAAGGTTGGTACCACATCTATGACACTATATATGGAGGCTAGAGCACATAACGTTTACACAGGTAAACAAGATTTAGTTCTTAAAACTAACATAACATTTGTTCAAATAGATGAAGGTGGTAACCCTATACCATTAGGTGAAAAGGCTAGAAGAAGAATCGATAGTATGATAGAAACCCCAATTAAGTAATATTTTTAAAAACTCATTTGTTTTTTAGAATATAATGTTGTATATTTGTTAAAAAAAATATGGATAATTTAAATCTCATTAACAGTAATACTCTATCCCAATCTAAATTCTATGAATCATATAAAATTTTAGGGTACGATACTGTTAAAAGATATATTAAAGATGAATTTGATAGGGATGAAGTTGTCCAACAAGGATTTATAAAAATATTTAAATTAATTGATACACCAATAGATGTAAAAAATTTAAACGGTTATCTATATAAGATTTTTAGAAATTGTGCCTTAGATCATTTAAGAAAGAAAAAATATACTTATGAGTATGATGACAATTTACACTTTGATACTATTGATGAGGTAGATTGTAAACAAGATATGTTGACAGATATTGATGAAGAAATTGAAAAATTGAGTCCTATGTATAATTTAGTTTTTAAATGTTATCACATAGAAAATATGTCACATAAAGACATCTCAAAAAAATTGGGTATTTGTGAAGGTACATCTAAATCTAATTTACATAAGGCAACTAAGAGAATACAAAACAAATTAAAAACTAAAATATATGAATAAAATGTTAATCATTGTAGGGATACTTTTATTGTGTTCTTGCGCGTCTACAAAAAAAACTGAATGTGATGCATATGGTAAGAGTAATGTAACAGAGTTAAAGTCTAATAAAACAAAGTAAAATATGTTAGATAAAATTTTAGAATGGTTTCCTGAAGAAGATATTCTTAAGGCGGATGGTTTCGATGAGGCAATCATAGGTATTGAAACTAATGAAATGAGGTTAATTTACTCAGTCAGTAAGTGTATACAAATACTATGTAGAGATATGAACGAAGAAGAGGCGGTAGAATTTTTTGACTTTAATGTTAGGGGTAGTTATGTGGGTGATAAAACACCTATATGGTGTGTTGATGATCTTTAAATATATATGGATTGTTATAATTGTAAATTCAGAGGTGGTGTAATTGGTAGTGCACATTCTTCTTGTAAAGTGATATCCCAAACCAACACTGAAAATTCGTCTATGTTGGAGTTGTTACTATCTACACATCAAGTTAGATTAACTGCGGATGAAAAGGATTTAGTAGAACTTAACCCAAACGGTATTAGTAATGGTTGGGCTAATTGGCCATTAGATTTTGATCCTGTTTGGGTTGATAGTTGTAAATTTTATAGCGAAAAACAATAGTATGTTATATTTATATTATAATAACAAACTATAAAAACTTTATATTATGAGTAAAGAACAAATTTTAGGACTTATCAGACACATATTGACATCTGTGGGTGGTGCAGTAATTATGTTGGGTTATTTCGATGAGGCGATTGTTACTGAAGTTACTGGTGGATTGATGACTGCGGTTGGTTTCGTATGGTCAGTCATAGACAAGTATAAGGCATCTTAAAAAAATAAAAAATAATATTTTTAATCCATATAGAATTCTATATGGATTTTTTTTTGCTTAATTATTTGTTTTTATGAAAATAAAATACTATATTTGTACCACTAAAAAGTTTATATGAAATATTTTAAAATTTTATTGATGTGGTTTGGGTTTATGGTAATGACATCATTATACGGTGAGTACATCGTAAGTAGAGAGGTAAATGGGTTTATCCAACTTTTAGGTTTCGCACTGTTGGTTATTACCCTAATATTTTTAGGAGACGAAACAATTAATGTATTATTTAAAAACAAAAAAGAAGAAAAATGATTGGACTTAGTATTTTTATTTTAGGATTATTATTTGCAGGGTTTACTGCATACAAAACAAAAAATCAAATGACTGGTGGTAAATGGAATGAGTTTCAACTCAAATGGTTACTTAAACCAATAGGTATTTTATTACTATCCATTATCATTGCGTTAGTACAACCTTTCACTATTGAAAGGGTTGATACAGGTTATAAAGGTTTAAAGATAAACCTAACTGGTGGACAAAGAGGTGTATCAGACTATCAGTATAAAACAGGATGGGTAATGTATAACTCTTGGACTGAGCAAGTTAAAGAATTCCCCCTATACCAACAACACATCGAATACGATGAACAAACTGTTATCACAAAAGGTGGGTTTGCTGCGACGATTAAACCATCCTTTAACTATTCTTTGAGAGAGGATGCTATTGGAGATATGTTTGTTAATCTAAGATTGGAAACCAAAGCAATTGAACAAGGTTGGTTGAAAAATGCAATTGTATCTTCAGTTAATGATGTGGCAAACAGATGGGAAGTAGATGCCATTTTTAATCAGAGAGAACAGTTTGAAGCTGCAATTGTGGCAGAGTGTAATAAGAGAGTGGAGCAGTGGTTTTTAGTGTCCCAATTAAGAACTAATATTATTCCACCAACATCTTTACAACAGGCTATTGAGGGTAAAACTAAGGCAGTACAAGAGGCACAAGCCGCACAACAAAGAACATTAGTGGCACAAGCAGAGGCACAAGAAAAGATGGCAATTGCTAGAGGTGACTCCGCAAAAACTATCATCAATGCAAACGCAGCAGCACTCGCAATGAAGATTAAACAAAAGGAATTGACTCCTTTATACGTTGAGTTTGTTAAGGCATCTGCTTGGAATGGTGCGCTACCGACTACTATGGCTGGTGGATCAGGAACTTTCTTAAATATAAAGAATTAAAATAAAAAATACCTCATATAAACTTAATTAAATCCATACGAAAGTGTGGATTTTTTATTTTTGTGTAGTATTTATATGTAGTAAGATATTTTATATATGGAAAATTTAAATGAAGAAATAGACAGAATCAAAAAGTTAATGTTATTTGAGTCCTCTGAAGTTAAATCTGATGTTGAAACAGATACTGAAGAAACTGAAAATGTTACTGACAATGAAGATGAAGGTGATAAAAATTTTATGGTTTATGGTGATACCGTAATAAAAGTTTCTGGTGGTTGGTTAAAAGATAATAAAAATAGATTAGGGTGTGTTAAGGTTGAAAAACCATTTTATATGGGTGGTGGAGATTTTGCTCAGGGTATAAAAAAATTAGTCCAAAGAGTGAAAGGTAATGTGGTTGCCGAACCAGTAAATGCTATTAGTTTATATGATGAAATTAAATTGACTAAAGATGAGAAAAATGATTTAGTAAAAAAATGGGAATCTAATAAGGTTTATAGTAAAGAACAGTCAGGTGCGGTAATTAAAATAGGTAGAACAGACGGATTAAAAAATTACTGTAAAAATGAATGGGGTGGTTAATATAGCATAAAAGTTATGAAAAATACAATTAAAAAAATATTAAAGGAAACTGTTGACAATAAGAAAGATAAGTTTGATAGATATATTATCAGCACCCTTAAAAAAGAAGGTTTTGTCCCTTCTACGGATTACGTTAAAGTTATAAAATTTTTAAATAGTAATTTCACCTTAAGTGGTATGGAAGCATTTGAGATGTACCAACTATTCCTTAACAATTTTAAAAGTGACATCGAATATGGTGATTTGAATAGAACCGTTAATACCACTAAAAAAATTAAATCTGCAAATAGTAGTGCTAGAGATTTAGTTTCTAGTAAAATACCGTTTAAAGGTAGTAATACACATGCAGAATACGTTGGTAAGACGTATGTAGTATATTCATATAATTGGTACCCAATATTTGTATTTAAGGATGGGCAATGGTTTGAAAATGAAAATAGATACTCAATGTCAACCGCCAAACAAATGAGTCAATTGAGACCGAATGGGCAAGGTGAAATAATAAAGGCGTCTAAGTCTAAACTAAGTGATATAATATATAGTTAATGTATGGGTAACTTAAATGAAGAAATAAGTCGTATTAAATCTATCATGGGTGTGATTACTGAATCGGAAAAATTCGGTATGAGTGACACCTTTAAAAAATTAAAGAAGACTATTGAGGTTTTAAAAGAAAAAGATAAGGTTTTAATACTATCTTGTTCTAATAGATATCAGTTTGATCCTAAAAATATTGATATACCTAAATCTAAATTGTTGGCAATGTACATACAGGAAGAATTAGGGGATAAGGCAACTTTTATTGATGTTACGGAATTAAAAATATTACCTTGTGAAGGTAATGTTTCCAGATCAGAAGGTAACTCTTGTGGATTATTAAAGGCATTACTTAAAGATAAAACAAAAAACCCATCAGGACATCACAGATGTTGGGTCAATATTAACGAACCGTCTGATGAACTTTGGAAAATCAGTAAGGAATTGTTTGAGTCTGACGCAGTTGTATTCTTTTCATCTGTTAGATGGGGACAAACAAATATGTACTACCAAAATCTAATCGAAAGATTAACTTGGATTCAAAATAGACATACTACGTTAGGTGAATCAAATCTTATTAAAGACATTGAGTCTGGGTATATATGTGTTGGACAGAATTGGAATGGTGCAAATGTAATTGAAACACAAAAGGGTGTTCACCATTATTATGGTTTTAAAGTGAATGAAGACTTATATTGGAATTGGCAATATACACAAAATGCTGATGATGAAACACAAAAATCTTATAAGGCATCACATAATAAATTTTTAAAGGACACTAAGATACCTGAAGAATTTGTTGAGGAGAATGAAAAATCAAAGAAAAAATAAATACGAAAAACCCACCAAAAGTGGGTTTTTTTATTTGACATTGTTAAATATAATCTCTATATTTGTCGTATGGAAAGCAATGAGTTATATCAAGAATTAGAAGACTGGCAAATGGTTCGGTACCGAATGGATAATGAAGGTATTGATTATTGTTTTAAACATTACTCTAGTTTCGAAGAGATTAAAGACGAAAAGTTTCATGAACTTAGGAATAAGTTCTTAACATCATTAGATGAAATCCAAAATTATGTGGATAGTAAAATAAACGAATTAAATGATAAGATAAATGAATATTGAGAAATTTAATATTGCGAAGGATTTACACTCTAAAATAGAGAAATTACAACATAGGATATCTCAGTTAGAGAGGTCACAACAAACTTGTGGTATTAAGGTAACTGTAAACTATAATATCTCTAAGATGTCTACTGGAATGACAGGTGAATTATATATTTACGATAAAGACTCAATCAGCGGTATGTTAAATAAAGAAGAACTTAAACTTAAAGAGGAATTAAGTTTGTTAGAAAAAGAATTTAAAAAAATATAGTAATGAAATATAGAAAAAAACCTGTAATAATAGATGCAGTCCAATGGACTGGTACGAATCATAGGGAAATGTTTGATTTCCTAACATCGGATACATTTGTTAATGAAACTATGTCAGTAAATGGTGATCATTTTTACATTGATCATAGTAGAATTGATGGTGGACTAATCATCAAAACAATGGAAGGTGAACACGTTGCAACTATTGGGGATTACATTATAAAAGGTGTGAAAGGTGAATACTATCCTTGTAAAGAAGACGTGTTCCACCAAACATACGAAAAGGTAAATGAGACACAAACACCAAAGTACCCTTTTGGTGATATATTAACAATACCTTGTGGCACTAAACCTATTGAGGATCATTTGGGTAGGTTACCTGACGAAGTACCGTATGGGACTATCTGTTCTTGTAACCCATCAAACGGAGGTAGTGGCATATGTGGATGTGTTATGGGTAATAAAATGGTACCTAACCCTAAAAAACAAGGTACGGGTAACATCAATTATACTACTAACACAACAGGTACATATTCTTGAGATGATATTTCCCAAACTGATTAAAATAATATAAAAATATGAAAACAAAAGTTTATTCTGCGTTCCCTGGTGTTGGGAAGACAACTTATTTTAACACCACAGAAAAAAATGTATTAGACAGTGATAGTTCAAAGTTTGATAAAAAACACTTTCCTGATAACTACATTGAACATATTGAGAGAAATATTAAAGATCCAAATGTGGATAAAATTTTAGTATCTTCACATAAAGATGTAAGAGATGCTTTAGTTAAAAGGGAAATACCTTTCGTATTGGTTTACCCTGATAGATCATTAAAAGATGAGTACATCCAACGATATAAAGAAAGAGGTAATAATGACGCATTTGTATCTTTATTGGATAAAAATTGGGATGACTGGATGGATGAGATGGATGCAATGGGATCACAAGATGGGCAAAATCTTTATAAAGTTAAATTAGGACCTGGTCAGTATTTAACCGATGTGATTGATTAATTATGATAAGAAAATTTAGTATTATTACAACATTAGTGATATCAATAGTATTGGTATACGGGTTATTAACGTACACAATAGGTGAGGAAGATAAAGTTTGTGATGAATTAGTCATTATGAATGATGGTACACAAATAGAGGCAACTCAAGTGGCGTCTTATAATAATGGGATGAGTACTATAAAAATGTGTGGAGGTGAATGGTTAGATACCCCAACACTAAACATCAAAATGGTTAAACATATAGAAAAATAAATGATATGGAAGTAACAGACAATAAAAAATTGTGTGAGGTATATAAGTTAAGGGATACTCATATTATAAATGAGATGATAAAATATACTAAAAAGTTGAATGAAAAAGAAAAGGACAACCCTAAATTGGTTCTAAAGGATAAACATATTATTATTGATTCTTATGTAAATTCCGAATATTAATTTATTGGTATGTCGAAACAAATGATCCGTATGAGAACCATACGGATTTTTATGTTTAATAGTATATTTATATATAAAATAAATATGAAACGTAATATAGAACAACAAATTGACAAAATTAAATACCTTTTCGAATATGAAATGGGTGTAACTAAAAGTGAACAGAAAACTTTACTTAGAGAATATGATATCGATGATGATAACATGAAATCATTTATGGATGAACTAAAGTCTGATGGTGGTGAGGAAATTATGAATGAGATTGGTGTAACTGTTCAAGATGAACAAAGTATGGTTGATTCCATAGACAATACTGAGATATGTCAATTTTCTGATATGGGCGCATATGTAGATAAAAAATTCGGACAGGTTGTTAGAGAGAAATTCAAAGACGGTGCGGAAGAAGCACTTAAGACTATCAAAGAATATTTGGATAAGTTCGTAGATTTCCTTAATACATTAAGTAGTGGTGATCTTAAAAAACTTTATAAAAATATTAAATCTAAAAAATCTGAGGCGGAGAAAGAAACTGAAGGGGAAGAAGTACTTAAAGAATTCTTTGGTACCAGTATGGCGTTGGTAACAATATTTGGTTCCTTTACAATGCCTGCATTGGTGTTAACTATTGCGAGTGCAGTGTTAGTTACACTGATTGGTATATGGTTACTTAAAACTATATTATGTGCATTAAATATAAACATCACTTCAAAAAAGGGATGTAGAGTTAGAAGTTTCTCTTGGGGAAAGTGTAGTTAATATGAATAGATTACTCATAAAAAATATAGTTAAAAAAATACTAAAAGAAGATGCGGAAGATAAACTCTATAAAAAAATTGCTTCTATAGTAAAACCACCATATGTTACAGATATGGATACAATGGGTTTAACCAATAAGGAGATTTTAAAAGTACTTGAAGTTATATTTGGTATGGAGTTAAAAATCTATGGAATTGACACGGGTGGTGATGTGTTTGTTCACCCTAAAATGGGTGGACAATGGATTTATTTTGAGGAGTTTGATGGTCGTGGTTGGGAAGTTGTAGAAAGAAATGAACAAGATAGTGCAATAAAAAAATATGGTTTTGATGGTGACGATTATTATGATGAAGAAGTTAAACCAATAGATTTAAGTAATGTGAGATTATGAATGGGAAAAAAATAATTAAATTAACTGAATCTGATTTACATAGAATAGTAAAGAGGGTTATTAGTGAAAGTCAATTACTTGTTGAAGGGGTTAGTGCAGGTAAAAGATGTTGGTATTATAAACAAATTGCAGAAAAAAAATTCTTTAGTGATGAAAGAGTTCCTAACCCATATGAAGGTGCTGGTGGTGTACAAGATTTTTTAATTGCAATTGGTTGGAATATTTCTAAAGATTGGGATTTCGGTAATCAAACTGCGAAGGCTTTAGGTTATTGGAGATACGGCACAAAATCAGGTATAGATACTGTAAATAAATTGTGGTTACAACTAAAAAAACAAGGGTATGATGTGGGTGAAACTACTGGATATGGACCAAAAATGTTAAAGGCGGTTGGGGCAATGATTGTTATAACATGTACTAAGTTGGCTAAGACTTGTGAGGTTGATGCTCAAACGGTATTTGATATGTCATTTAAATTATTACCTAAAGAAGATATTGAAGCAAAAAAAGTAATAATACCTAAAACATTAGATGGTAGTTTTAAATATGCACTAAAATATTGGAGATCGTATTTGAAAACTCCAGCAGTACAAAAAAAGATAAGATCTAACATGGAAATGTGGGATTATTTAACTACTCTTGGTAGTGATGTAATTGATGATTATTTATCTGCATTAGATAAAATAGAAAAAAAAGGGTGGACTGATTATACTAAACAGGCGGAAGAAATAAATGCAAATATGTATGTTAATGGTAATTGTCCTGAATACACAGTATGTGTTAATATGGAATCATATTTTAGAATGTATAAAAAAAGTGGTATAGGTAAAGTCGCTCAAAAAACAGAAGACACTTTTGTTCATGAAATACAACACATACTATGGAGAAAAGTTCGAAAACTTAATTCGACAATAACTATACAACAAGCGTTACCTTCAGCATATGATTATTATGGTGAACTAGAAGGAAAAGATGATGTAAATATTAAAAATTTATCACAAACTGAATCAATTCCTGCTGACACCAAAAAAGAATTACAGTCTAAAGGTATTGATGTAGAAAAGTTAAAAAAACATTTTACTGGTGATGACTGGAAAAGTGGATACAATTGTGATTGGAATGAAAAACTATCAAACTTAGCAGGATATAGAAGTTATTTAACTGACAATAATATGATAAAACTTGGTGAGGATATTCCACTAAGTATACTTTCGACTCATATACAGGCAACAATAAACAATAATGAACCATCACTTGATTTTGAACGTTTGATTGCTTGTTGGGTAATAGGTGGTATGACACCAAAACTTACTGTGTTTTTAAAAGAACTTAATGATTTGGCACAAAATGAAATTAAGGAAAAGGGTAGTGATGATATTAATAAAAATGACACGACTAATATGGCTTAAATATTATGAGACTACACGAATCTATAAGAAGAATATTAAGGGAAGAAACCGAACAAAAAAATAAATCATATACGCTATATGTTGATATGGGTGGTGTTTTATTTAAAAAAATGGGTGCAGATGAAGGTGGATCAGGAGATGAAACTGATTACATTGGGAGTGAATTGTGGGAAGGTATTAAAAAATATAACCCAACTATCTTATCATCCACTGGTACTAAAGATATTGATGGTGCGAAAAAAACCAAAAGACAACAAGTTAAAGATTACTTAAACCCAATACCGCCAATTGTATTTGTCACATCAGGTAAAGACAAAGGTATAAAATATGGAAATGAAAATTCAATACTAATTGATGATAGTCAAACCAACATAGACTCATGGGTTGGTAATGATGGTATAGGTATTAAACACAGTTCCGATAATGTTGGCAAAACATTAAGTAAGTTAAAACAACTGTACGAATATTAATATTTGTCTTTTAGTTTGATTATTTAAAAAATTGTCCTTATATTTGTTTAATTAAATCTAAACAACTATGAAAAACGTGTATCTGTTACCAACAGACAAACCTAGTAGAATAGGATATTTAACCAAAAAGGGTAAAGAGGTTTTTAACCATTTAGTTTTATTTGATAGGATGATGCCTATCATTTTAGATAGTGAAAACCAAAACATCTACATCACTTCTGATGAAGAAATTAAAGAAGGAGATTGGTATTATTTACCAAGAACAAATTCAGTTCATAAATGTATTGAAGCAACTGAATTAAACTTAGAAAGAAGATTAGGTGTAGCAAAAATCATTTTAACAACAGACCAAGAGTTAATCAAAGATGGTGTACAAGCTATTGATGATGAGTTTTTAGAATGGTTTGTAAAGAATTCAAATTGTGAGTGGGTTGAAGTTCTATATGATTATTTTCAAGTAGATCAAAATAATCCAGTATTAAGAGGAAGTACATCATTAGTAAAACAACATAAAATAATCATTCCACAAGAAGAACCTAAATAAAATGGATAATAGAAAATTAAAACCGATGCCAATAGAAGTGGCAGGAATCATAGTGTTTGTACTAACGTTAGTATGGACAATTGCATTAATAATCTAAATAACTATGGAACAACCTTATTTGATAGAAAATAAAGTTTTTGAGGATAATAGAGGTGTATTCGCACCACTACCTTTAAATTATGATAATTCAGATAATTCAGAGTTACAAAAGAATTGGGTACAAAGTAACGTTAGTTTCAACCCTAACCAATACACACTTAGAGGATTACATTTCCAAATAGGTGATAAGGCACAATCCAAACTCATTAAAGTAATCACTGGAAGAATAATGGATTTTATTATTGACATAAGATCAGAATCACCTGATTATATGAAATTGTATACATTCATTATGGTACCCAATTTAGAACTATTTGTTCCCAAAGGATTTGCACACGGTTTTATTACCACCGAACCAAACACAATTGTTCAGTACTTAGTCGATAATGATTATTCACCAGAAAGTGAAGGGTCCATATATTGGAAAGAGGTTGATGAATTGAGAGTACTGTTAGGTGAGTATGAGTCTGATATGACAATATCGGAAAAAGATTTATATACCAAAAACTTTAAAAAATAATAAAATGATTGATTAATGAATAAAATATATTGGTTTTTTTGGTGGGTATGGAATTACCCCGAAATAGTTTGGATGAAAATTAAATCAAAATTTAAAAGATGATAATTGAAGTAAAAAAAGATTGTTTTTGTGAAGGATATTTACACGAACTATTACGATATTATAGAAAGGGACTTGTGGAGAAAAAATTTGTAACGGGTGAACAGTTTGAAGTTGATAAAGAATGGTTAAATTTTTATGGGTCCTATTATAGAGTAAAGGTTGATGGTAAACTACATGACATAGATAAAAGTAATTGTAAAATCATTACAATATGAGTAAACGAGAAATCAAAAAATGTGTTTTGGAGATTATAGATTCATTAGGTAATAGAAAGGGATTTGATGATTGGTGGTATAACTTGGATGATGACATTGAGGAAGAAATAGTGACAGAACTTGAATCTATAATTGAAAGGAGATTAAACAAAGATGAGTAAAGAAATAGAAGAAGCAGCTGCTAATCTCGCAGACCCTAATTTATGTAAAACTGATAACTGGATAGCAGGCGCTAAATGGCAAGCTGAAAGAATGTATAGTGAGGAAGAAGTTATAGCATTTGCAAAATGGATGTACGATTACAAAGCAGATATCAATAAAGTTGAAGAATGGTTTCAACAATTCAAAAAGAAGTAATATGGATTTTGCAATAGGATTCTTTACAGGTGCTTTTGTTACATGGGCAACTGCTTATGTTATAGTAAAAGAATGGAAGAAAGAAAAATTAGAAAAACTTAAAGACTTTGAAACATGGAAGGAATGGAAAAACAGACATCAGTAGAATGGTTGGTTAGTGAATTAATGAGTAAAGGTATCATCAATTTAGACGGATGGATATGGGATGATGAGGTTTCTATTGTAGAAATTGTTAATCAAGCCAAACAGATGGAAGAAAATATGGTATGTGAAAGTTGGGACGATGGTTATGAAAAGGGGTTAAGAACCAGAGAGGAAAAGATTATTGATCCAGTCTTTAATTCTAAACATTATTATGATACAAAATTTAAATCAGAATAATATGAGTAGGTTTAAAAGAGAAATGACTTGGGAAGAAAGAGTACAATGGGTTATGAAGAACACTGATGTAGAGTGGGAGAACCTTTATATTACAGAAGAAGTGTATAAAGACACTACACCAACACATATAGTATCAATACAAGTGGGTGAAGAAATAATTATTTCATATGAAAATCATAATATTAAAAAATAAATACTATATTTGTAAATAAATTATAAATTATGAGTGAGAAAGAAGAATTGATTTACGGTGTACTTGATCGTTGTATCGATGAGGCACCACAAGAGGACTACGATTTTATATATGATTGGATGACGGATGTATTTAGTTATGCCGAATCTCATCTAATGGATGATCTGAGTGAAGAAGAGTTAGATGAACTTAAATATGTCTATGATGATTATGTTATGGACTTTTGGGTAGGTGAAGAAGATGATGAAGAATAATAACTACTACTACAATAAAACCCCTATAAAAATATAGGGGTTTTTTATTGTTAATAAATCATTAACAAACCTAACAACAAAAAAACACACGTATTTATTAGTATGATATCAAGTTTTATAACAGTAATAATACCTTGTAAGGATGAGGAGAATTATATAGGTGATACACTATTATCACTAAACAATCAAAAAAACATAGAAGGTACAAAAGTTATTATTTTGGACGGTGATTCTACCGATAATACTATTGATATAATAAATAACATTAAGAAAAAAGTTAAGTATGAAATCCTTATTGAGGAAGGTGGTAAAGTTTCGTACGCACGTAATAAGGGTGCATCTATGGTTAATACAAAATATGTATTATTTTTGGATGCTGATGTAACATTTACTGATGATGATACAATATTGTCATCCCTTAATGAATTAGAAAATGATTACGATTTAGTTACGTGTAAGTTAAAAAGTAGATCGGGTTTCCCACTTAACTTAGGATTTTATCTATTCAATAAAATACACCCAAAACTAAAAACTTCCTTTTCTATGGGTGCATACTTTATGACATCTATAGAATCATTTAATAGTTATGGTGGATTCGATGAGACGATAAAACAAAGTGAAGATTTTATCCTAAGTAAAAAATACCCAATAGATAAATTTAAAATCATAAACAGATATGTCACACAAGATGATAGAAGGTTTAAGAAGATGGGGTATTGGTTCTATGTGAAATTTTTGGTTAATAACTATAAAAAAAGAAATGATGAAGATCATTTTAGAAAAGAAATAAATTATTTTTAAATGAAAGTTGACGCGTTATTTATATCGGATGTACATTTAGGTAGTAAAGGATCCAATGCCGAATTACTATTGGAGATGTTAAAAAAATATGAACCTAAAGAATTAATCATAGTAGGTGATTTTATTGATGGTTGGTTATTGAAGAAGAGACATTATTGGAATCAATCCTTTTCTAATGTTATTCGTAAGATTTTATCATATACAAAGAAGGGAACTAAGGTAACTTATATCACTGGCAATCATGATGATTTTTTAAGGAGTTATATTCCATTATACTTTGGTGAGAACATTACTGTGGTAAATGAAATGGTATGGGAAGATTACTTCATAACACATGGGGATTTATATGATGGTATAGTACAAATGAAATGGTTGGGTAAATTGGGTTCATTTGGTTATGAGTTGGCGATTAGTTTAGATATGTTAATGAAGAAGTTTGGTTATAAGAAATCATTAAGTAAGTTCTTAAAAAAGAAAGTAAAGGATGCGGTTAAGTTCATAACTAACTTTGAAGAACAGTTGGTGTACCAATCTAAGAAAAGAAACTGTAAGGGAGTTATTTGTGGACATATACAT